ACGGCTATACGCACACCAACCGAACATAACACATTGAGTAATAAAAATAGGGTACAGAATGATAAGAGGCGGAGTTGGTACAGTGAGCGCCATTGTGACCGCACAGCCGATACTAAGAAACCAAGCCGTAATTTCAATGATAAAACGAAAAGCGTTTGTTGAATAGTCATGTTTGATGTAATTGAGTATATTAAGTACGATTAAATTCATGTTCGGCGATTACTTGTTGCAAAATTTCCACGACCATTTGATTCAATGTGATATCTCGCTTGTGTGCTTCCATTGCCAATTGCAACATAGTATCATTATCTAAATCAATGGGTACTTGGATACGAGTATCAAACGTTTCATCATTAAAAATAGCCTCTGCCTTTTCTAGGAAATCTTCTTCTGTTTCCAAGTCAATCCACTTAACGTCATCCCATGCTTGGTCAGGATCAACTTTACGTTCTGCTGACTCAATATATAATTCATCTTTGTAGTCTGGATTCAACCAACGATATGGCTTTTTATTTTCACCAGTACTGCAAACGTCTGCTTGGAAGATTTCTTGTGTCTCGGTACTGTATATTACGCTAGCGTGAGCATATTCGCTTTCATAGTCTAAGAATCGTGCTGTGGGGCCATAACAGTGCCATTGATACTCACTACCGCTAGTGATTTTGTGACTGAGTGCTTGATTAATTTTGCTTAGATGCATTATTTTTTCCCTTCAAGTTTTGTATAGTGTTCAATGATAGGTTCAATATTGTTATTATATATCTGTTCCATTGTTTTGTAAAGCATTTTGGCATCCTGGTCTGTCATACCCGCTGTCCAAGATGGGTCATCAATAGGGTCTTTTCGTAATCCATAATCATGTCTGTAAGTATAGCACATGTCGGTAATAATTTGTTCTTTAGTTTTCATAATTTTAATAGTGCCCACATTGTGGTCTTTTCTAAATCAGTTTCAAATTCTGGATACACTTCATCCAATTTAGTTTGCTCAATTTTGGTATAACCTTTGTCTAGCTTTTTAAGGAAAAATTTATGTACATCCCAGAGACTACCTTCAACCATTTTAGTTTGTAGCTTTTTGCCACGGCGCCCCCAAAAGGTTACATACTTACCATCATCACGGTAAGATGCGGTTGGTGTAATTAATTCAATCGCACCCCACACCTTGTCGGCATTTGTCTTTTCGTCTTTGTACCAACCAATAAATTTATAGTCCATTATTTTTAACTTTGAAATAGTGTTTATTTGTTTCGTTCGTCCATTGACTTCATCATTGATTTCATCATAGTTGCCATTTTTTGCATAGCAACCTCAGGAGATTCTGTTTGACTACAAGCTGCCTTAACCTCTTGCTTTTGCCACTCTTTGGCTGCTTGGTCGCACAAGTCTTTGTTAGTATAAGTACCGGCTGTCTGTAATCCAGTTGCAGTGATAATCATTAATGCCCACATTATTCTACTCCAAAATGTTCTTTAATGCTTTTTGATGCTAAACGTATTGCTCTATCCCAATCTTCGGCACTATCTTCTTCACCGCACTTGTTAACTTCCTTAATACATTCTGCCACAATCAGCTTGGCAAATTCTCTGTAATCAAAATCACTCAACCCTTCACGATCACTACCATAGGGTGCAATTAGTCCTGCCTGTCTAGCAAGTTCTTTAATTCGTTCACTCATTTTGAGTCCTTATAAAATTTTGCAAGTTCTTTTTTGGTAACCAAGAAATGAAACCGTTTAGTTTCATTATAACATTGCTCATATCCCTGTTCACTGATTTGATAATTATGCAATTGAACAACACGGTCATCGGCTAGTTCATCAGCAGTAAACAAAGGATATGAATACTCTTTACCTAGATATGTGATTGTGATATTCATTACCTTACTCCAAATTGTTTATCCATTGCCTGTGCTATGTCGGCTATAAAGGATTCATAGTCAACACCTTCTTCGGCACAGACTTTTTTAGCCAATTCCACCACATGTTGAATTAACTGTTTTCTTGTTAGAATCATTACTTAACTCCAAATGTGTTCAATGCTGGGTGCAATGTATTAATCAATAGTGTCTCACGTGCATGAGCAGGACGCTTACCACGCACAACTTCAATAACACCGAATACAAAACGCTCGGCTCCACGTTCACGCAATGCACTAGACAGTCCCCAATCTTTGCGTTCAGTCATAGCACGTTGCATATGCTTTTGCATACGACGGACCAATGTCTTACGCACATTACCTGCAAAACACACCGCAGTCAAACCAATATAGTATTCAAGTGTTGCTGTATCTTGGATAAAATACAATACTTGATTACGATCAGTTCTACGTTTACGGGCGATTTTTGAGTTCATAAGTGTATTATATACACAAAGCCATTTAACGTCAAGCCTGGAATTTGGTGGCAAAATAGGATTTTGCTATATGAAATGCTTAATTTTTAAGCAGTTTTAGACTGTTGTATTTTTACAACGGATTTTCAGGGGTTTCTTTAGGAGATTCTAGTAGATACTCATAGTTGGTAGTATCTATATTTTCTCTAAAAATGATAGCACCATTCTTAAGATGGAATCTTCGGGCCAAGTTAGTCTTAGGGCTTAGTGTCACAAATCTAGTAACGCTAGGATATTGTGATTGGATTCCCTTTACTGCTTGATACAGTAATTCTTTTCCTTTGCCGCTTTTGTAACTCCAGATAGTGTAGAATATTGCGGTAGTAGGAACTGTTGATGTTTTCTTTAACCCTTCAACATCTTCGGGAACGAAATCATGAAAGCTAACACAAACCATTGCTTCTGGTTGTTGTTCTTCGTCAGTTAGTGCTGCTACAACTCTGCCATCACTAACTCTAAAGTCAGTAGATATTTCAGGACGAACCGGATCGTCTTTGATAAAACTCAATAGTGTGTGTGATAGGTCTGTGATAAATTGAAACATGATATTGTTATTTATGCGTATATTATAAAAACAGAATTTATCTATAAAAATAGGGACCGAAGCCCCTATTTGCTATTTTTGGTTACAAGGTATAACTACCTCGGGTATCATGCCGCTAGGGCAAATACCTCGTCATTAGATGCGTTTGCATTTAAAAGGTTTTGTGTCTACGGCCGAGTCTCCCCAACCCTAACGGCTTCTACATTGCCGGACTGTCCATTTCTGTACTCTTGACCCAATCGATCCTGTGTCAGGCCCATTAATAATATATCACTCGTGCAGTCTGTTAAATTTTTTCATTTTATCAGATGCATACGTAGTAAAAAACATTGGAAAGATTCCGTGTATCAATAAAGCGATTCCCATTGACCACGTAAAAGCCAAATGCTCAATGTACCCCATTCCAACGTCTTTTAAGTGTTTCATAATAAATTATTGGTGGACCTGGCGGGCACTGCCCCCGCGTCTTGAATCCTTTTCTATCTACTTCATACAGTCTTAACTCTTACTTAACTGTTTCTGTATGCTTGCCTTTAAAACTTTTCTTTAGTAGTTTAAGCCAAAGTACTTTGGCTTTTACTAAATTATGTTTTAACTCAGCACGGTTAAGTTTTAATATTAGTTTTTTAGTTTTCATACTATATTTATCATGTATTGATTCTACTTGTTTGCAAGTGGATTGTCAATAGCTTTTTGTATCTTTTGGTCAATTTCTCGTTTCAATTGTTCCACTTCTTTTGAAATTTCTCTACGTGCCGATGCCATTTCACTACGAACTGCTGCTGCTTCTGAACGGGCCTTATCTAAATCTTCTCTAACACCCTTACGCATTTCACGCATTTCGCCTTCAGTTTCACGTTGAGCAGTTTTTACACTGCGTTCAACTTGTTCTGTTACTGACTCATTGCGGCGAATATCACTCTTTAGGTCGTTCTTGATGTCACGAGTGTAGTCGCTGGTTTTGCCTGATGTTTCTTCAATAACTGCCAGTCGCTTGTCAAAGCCCGATAAGTCTGGTGCTGAGTATTCAGTTATCTTTTTCTTCATGCCCTGGTAGTCCTTGTAAACTTCAAAGGCACCATACAATCCACCCAGCAATGTACTTGCTAGTGTCGCTGCTACCATAAGTTTGGCAGGGGTAAATTCATATCCACCAATTGAGATAACTGTGTCTTTGCTGGCATACTTCTTTACCGCTGCTTCAGCTTGGTCAATCTTTGCGTCAACGCTTTTGATTTCTTCTGTCATTTTATTATTCCTTATTGTATTGACTGTCAACTATTTGCTTCCAACGAGTTTCATTGGCTCCGCTGAGTTGACGTTGTGCGGATCTATTATCTACTGTGGCCTTGTAGTATTGTTTTGCTACTGTAGCGCCCAGTGCGTCTGGTACCAGACTGTTTTGATATGCGCTAAAGCCCGGCACATATCCTATCAAGCCCACTAGTAGTCCTTGTGTAGCTGTTTGTGCTTCCATGGTTGCTGCCCGGCTGACATCTTTAGCTAGTTCTTTGGCTTTTTCTGTTGCTGCTGATCTAGCTGCTGCTGCATTACCACCGGCTTTCTTTTCTACACTGGCCACAGCACTGTCAGTTTTCTTGGCATCAACCTTTTGTTCTGCTGCTGCACCCGGAGGAGGTGGCGGGGGAGGTGCAGATGCTGAGTTCATTGTGCTGGCACTAGGCGGTGAATTGATTACTGATATAGGGGAAGTAACTGAAGTTGCTGATGTAGCGGATGGTGCTGCCACAACCGAATCCACTGTAGAGTTTCCCGTTGCAGACACTGCATTAGAAGGATCATTGCGTTGAACTTCCACTGTAGTGGTCAGTGCTGAATTAACAGCAGTGGTCACAGCAGGGTCTAGATTCACAAGATACTTGATAGCATAGGCTGTTTTGTATCCTGTGCATTTGTTGCTGAACAAGCTGTCCAACAAGCACTGCTGATTTAAATATGCTTCTGCATAGCCGGGGCAATCAGTTGCATATAACGGACTTGCTGTACATTGTTGATTTTTATAAGCGGCGGCGTACCCAGTGCAATCAGATGCATATAATGGACTTAATGAACACTGTTGAGTTTTGTAAGCAGCCGCATAGCCGGGGCAGTCAGTTGCATACAATGCGTTTGCTGTACATTGTTGAGTTTTGTAGGCAGCAGCATAACCGGGGCAGTCACTTGCATACAGTGCATTTATACTGCATTGTTGAGTTTTGTATGCTGCTGCATATCCTGCACAGTCACTTGCATACAACGGACTTAATGAACATTGTTGAATTTTGTAGGCAGACGCATAGCCAGGACAATCAGTTGCATACAATGAACTAGCTGTGCATTGCTGTGTTTTGTAGGCTGCTGCGTACCCCGTACAGTCACTTGCATACAATGCATTTATGCTGCACTGTTGATCGTGATAGGCAACAGCGTAGCCAGGACAGTCAGTTGCATATAACGGACTTGCTGTACATTGTTGAGTTTTGTAAGCTGCCGCATAGCCTGGACAGTCAGTTGCGTAAAATGGATTAGCGTTGCACTGCTGAGTTTTGTAGGCAGTAGCATATCCAGGACAAGTGGTTGCATACAGGGAGTTTGCTGCACACCGTTGGTCATAGTAAGCCTGCTGATATCCTGGACAAGCCGAATTATACAAAGGATTAGAACTGCATTGCTGTGAAAAATATGCTTGGGCATAACCTGGGCAAGTACTGTCATACAAGGAATTAGCACTACACCGTTGAGCAAACACCGCAGCGGCATAACCTGAGCAAGTGGTAGAACTCAATGGATCAGCAGCACACGGATCAGCGGTGTATACTGCTTTGCTATACATGTCATAAATGCTGGCGTTGCCATTTATCCCTGGCGTCATTTTAAATGTGCCCAGGGTTGTTATATCTCGTGCATTGTTAAATCTATATTGATAATTTTGATTACCAGATTGCCATACACCCTGATGAGACCAGGTTTGATTATAAATGCTGATATTCCCACTGTCTCTGATGTTTATGTTAACATTAGCATAGTTTGCCATCCACCAGGAGCAACTGCCGTCCTGATTGGTTGCCGTGCATTGGGTATTGCCAAATGAGTATTTGTATCCGTAATCAAAACCGTGTATTTGTACACCGGCACCTACTGAACTCAGGGCCTGATTGATGGCATAGATTTGAGCCCCGGTAGTTCCAGGCAGCAGATTACCACTAATAGTCTGTGCCGTTGTACAGCCAATACACAGCATTAACAATAACGCTGCTAGTTGCTTCATTTTTCACGCACAATAGCAGGGATACGAGCAGGTTCAGCGTCCCAGATTGCCTTGGCTTCTGCACCAATCTTGCCGTCAACAGGGCAGGGTGTCCCTGCATTCATCATGGCGTCAAACACTCTACGGTCTTGACACATGGCAGCAACAGCAGCCACTTTCATACCCATGTCATACAGAGTCTTGCTCAACTTTAAACGTTCGCAGTTGTAGTCAATTCGTGTGCCACCAAAGCTGATACCAAAGATTTGCGTTTGTGCTGCTCCACTAAAGCCTGTTACACAGATGTCACTATTGATGCTGGTAACGCTGGGCGCAATAGCACTAGGGGGAGGGCTGACTACAGTGGTCTTGCTGTCGCTGATGCTGCTGGTCTTGCTGTCGCTGGTGGATTGAGTCACAATTGGGTCTGACTGTGCTTGAGCCAGCATACAAATGCCCATGCTCAGTACTACCACTAGTTGTTTTAAATTCATTATTAATCCTTTTATTATTATTAAAAGGTAGAATTAATAGTTAGCCACCCTGGCATCACGCAGGACAGTAAGACTTATTATTTTTCTTATTGTGTTTATCTACCCTTAACTACTATTTATAGCTAGTTTGAGTAGATAAATCTATGACTATTTGCTGTATTTAGAATCAAACATGGCTCGTAGCCACGGCCAATCATAGCTGAGTTTTAATTTCTCAAAGTTACCATTCACTTCTTCAAAATATTCAACTGCATGTTGTGCACCATCTGTACTATACTCATTGAACTTGCCCATACCAACAGTTAGCCACATCTCAAGTCTATTTCTGCTAATCTCGCTATCTTCTGCACGTAGCTTTAGTGCTTCCCGGAAACTAGTACGCCATGTGCTCCAAGCATCGGTGTTGAAGTTGGCGATACCGCTGTTGATTTCTACCACTTCATGCTCGTCATCCATAGTAAAGTCAAGACCTTTACCTTGATTGGCAAGAGTTAATTTCTTATTATAAGCAATCATAGCCATGTGACCATACTTTAACCCATTAACAGGATTTGCGGCATGAAATACATAATGCTTGGGTAATTGCAATCTATCTGGTTGCCAGTTCCAATCAAACTTATTACTAACTTTTAACTTGGCAAACACAGTAAACATCCAAGGGGTATTACTTGCTTCCGCTGCTGCATGATATGATGCTACACGTCCATTTACCCCGTCTACTCTAGTAACTCTGTTGGGTAGTCCATCTGTTACCTTAAGCAAATGTTGATAATTTTCTTCTGCGCCTGTTTCACCATTGCTTAAGAATACGATATCCATTGGGCTAGATTTTGCTAATTTACTGTTAGTGATAATATATGGATAATCGTATAACTCACGCTTAATATAGTCTTTAGCTTCTTTGGGCACAACAATACGTGTTCCACCTACACTAGTAATCTGTATATTTTTAGATTCAGGGGTCCACAAACTCATTGGTTCATTATCTATTGAATCATTACTTACATTATCGCTTGACAAGAATACAGCGTATGGGAAATTAAATTCAGTATTAATACTACTAATATGTGAATCCCCTTCGGTCACTATCACTGGTGCTGCTAGTCTTTTTACACGCTGATGTTGATTATAATTAATCTTATTAAAATCTTGCAAGGAAGATAAATCAACTACCAACTCACGCAACTTGTTTACGTCAATTAAAAACGTGTCACCAAACTTTTGTTGATTACTCGGAAATACATGCAATTGTTCTTTTGCAAACGGATCACATATATAAGTAAAGTCAAAGCCTGTATAATCGCACACAGTACTAACTACCCAAACATAGTGTTCTTTTTTAGTTGGTAGTTTAGTTAACAAATTTTTAAATGTGTTCAAATAACTTTCTTGATACGGTACAACAATCTCACCGTCGTTTGCTAGTTGAGTTGTGTCTGCATTACCGTGGTCAATGTAAACTATATCATACAATATATTAGTTGCTTTTGCTCTACGTTGTTTTACAAAATTTATAGATGACAAATGTTCAATTATTTTAATGTATTTTGTATCTTCGGCAAACGTTTCTCTATTCACCATAAATGTAGTTCCCCAATGACTCCATTGAGTACCAAACACATGCACCATTTTCATTTGCCATGGATTGGGATAATATTCAAAATCAAAGTCAGTGTAATCTAATTCACTATTAAGTATCCAACATAATTCAGTTGTACTACGATTAATACAACGATTGATTGTGTCTACCCAACTATTTAGATAACGAGTCTTTTGTATAGTAGGAAACTTTTGTTTCAATTTCTCAAATCTTGCTTGTGATTCATTGTTACTTCTATCAACAAAGAACATATCAGATTTTTTGAATAGACTAGCCAAATACTTTTCAGATAGTTCTTCAGTTTGTACAAATTTAAAATCTGTATTACCTTTAAGATACATACTAGCATTAACAAAATATGTTTGTGTAATCTCACTGTCAGGAGAACCAAACACATATACATATTCATTTTCCCATTGAATATTAACTATTTCAGGACGCCAATCAAAGTTGAAAGTATCATATTCAATGTTCTTATGCATTGCCCAGAAGATTTCATTAGGATGTTGTTTAACTAAGTCTTCCAGTGTAGTTTCAATTTCATATTTAGAAACTACAATGTCTTGAAGATTTGGTGTTTTAGTTGATTTTTCAATTCTTTCCAAATATACTATTGCACTATCTATATCATCATATACTACATATCTAGGGCCATCATCTCTATCTAGTAATGTACCAAATTGATATATGTAGTTTGGTGCCGTATCATCTGGGTGCCAACTAAAGTCAAATGTACTAACATCTACTCCGTCAGGAATTATCCAATTTTTTTGACTAGCCAATCGTCTAGCTTTTAATACAGACGGCTTAACATATTTTACGTCAGTCACGCCCTCTTCAGCACCTTTTGGTATATATCTAGGACCACCTGTCTTTTGCCACTGCGTACTAAATTGATAAATTATTGGAGGTTCATATGGGTTAGGAACCCAACTAAAGTCAAAACTGTTTTTATCTACATCTTCGGGTACTATCCAGTGTGTACTTGTTTGCGATAGTTTTACTATCTTCTCATTTATATACTTTTTTTCTGTTGCATCTTTTACATGATATTCTGCCGTAGGCATTATCTGCGCAGGATACCATTGATTACCCCATATGTATATGTATGGTGGATCTGTTGGGTCAGGATGCCAACTAAAATCAAAAGTACTTGCATCTACTAACTCTGATAATGTCCAATTATCATTTTTTTCATTTTTGCGATTTAAAGGTGTAACATCAGCACGGTATATAATGACTTCACTTTTTTCAGACGGGCATAGCCAAGTACCACTGTCTTTTTGATGTTGACTGGGCCATACATTGTTGTGTTCTTCTGCCCATACATCTTCGTCGGGTAGAAATTCAAAATCAAATTCCCAATCAAAATTACGATAATCACAGTATTCGTTGATTATCCAAAAATGTTCAGTGGTACATTGTTGTCTAGCATCTTCTAATGAAGTTGCCTGTCTTTCTCTTGGGTGAACATTGGGCTTTTTGTTGAAATAAAATACATCACGGAGCATGCTAATACTTATGACAAAACTTTGACCCCATATAGTTTTTCAAATCTGTCTGCATCTGCTCGGTCGTTAACCATTGGTTCACCGCGAATGTTTAAACTTGTGTTCAATAGCATTGGGCAATCAGTCAACACATACCATTTTTCTAATAGTTCTCTGATTCCCGATCCATCTTTTGGTACAGTTTGTACACGACTAGTCCCGTCATAATGTACAATAGCAGGAAACAATTCAGGATACTTGCAATTACTGATAACTTGCATATACCTACTATTATCCCACTGCCGAGGCATAGCAAAATACTGATGGGCATACTCCTCAAGAATGACTGGTGCAAATGGTCTAAACTTCTGTCTACGTTTAATCTCATTTACTTTGTCTTTAATCTCATCTCCTCTTGGGTCTGCAAGGAGACTTCTGTTTCCCAATGCTCTCGGGCCAAACTCTGCACGTCCCGACGCAACACCAACAATGCGATCAGTAAGTAACACATCAAGTATGTTATTAACAGGATACTTACCAGAAATATTATGACCAAGAAAAGCATCAGTCCAATTAGTTTTGCGACCGTAGCCAAGACATGCTGCGCCGAGACTATTACCCGCATCACCGGGGTTAGGCATGATCCAAATATTTTTATAGAAGTTCCCCAGTAATCTGTTTGCTAAACAATTCAATGCTACGCCGCCGCCGTATACTAGATTTCTACTAGTGCCTATCATTCTGGCTTTACTCATTACTCTAGCAATCATGTGTTCTACTAGATGTTGACTGCTACTAGCAATGTTCATTGGATCGGCATCTTTTAAGAAATCTTTATCTACTCCAGTATGTAGATTTTGCTTGAAGGTAAATATATCTTTACTATCTACAAACTCAGTCATCATTTCTTTAATGTGTATTGGTTCACCATATGCTGCCATACCCATTAAAATATATTCTTCATCAAGTGGGCGCAATCCAACTCGTTCAGTCATTGCTGAATAGAACAATCCAATACTATCAGGATACTTCATACTCCACAGTTTTTTGTATTCCGCTTTGCCGGTTGTAAAATCATACCAAGCATCCCAAATAGTGATAGTATCAAACTCGCCGATAGCGTCAATCACCACGACAGTAGCATCTTGAAAGGGACTTGTTTGAAAGCCGGCTGCTGCGTGACATAGATGATGACTGTGAGTATGAATCTTTGGTTCACTCATTTGACTATAAGTAGAACCTAATATCTTTTCCCAAGTTGGCCAAGTAAAGCCCTCACCACTACGTAACTGTCGTAATGATTTTAACCACGGACGTTCATAGTAGTGATATTCTAAGTAGTCAGAATTGACATGTTTTAGTGTGTCAGTGAGTAATTCTTCACACACATCTTTATCATGCTTATTCTTACTGTAACGTTCACTGTGCCCAGCAAATAATATGTTGCCATGGTCATCTACTACACTTATTGCAGCGTCATGGAATCCAGCTGATATACCTATATAGTTCATGTATTATTTTTTATAATTTGATTCATTTCTTCTGCAAATATCTTATGCATTGCCGGGGAATAATGCCCACCTGGACCCAATGCATCTTGGTATTTACCTTCTATAACTATTGTTTCCATATTTAAAATATACTCTAGATTAAGATAATCTTTGAAACTTTTTAAATCTTCTTCTACCCGATATACATCTTCGGGTTTAATATTGATTGAGTAGCCCACAGTATGAACCCAAAATAGTTTAATATTGTTGATTCTACAAAAGTCCTGAATTAGTATGGCATTTTTATAAAAGTTAATAAGGCAATGATAGTTTTTTTCGTATTCTGTTTTAAAACGTAACAATGAATCAACCGTGTTATTAATACTATTAATCATAGGGGAAATAGATGTCCACGGCGAATTTATGCCGGGAATCTCAGTACGTGCTATATCTGTTGTTCCGATAATTGCTACTAAATCTATATTTTTTTTCTTTAATTGAATTAAGTCTGTTACGGTAGTTCTAGCTATTCTATCCATACTAGAGCCGGCCAATGCTTTATTAATAACGTTATATGCATATGTACTAGCTAATAGTCCCGGGAAAGCCCGCTCTTTCTCTAACTTAAGCACTTTTTCTATACCTTCAATAGAACGCATATTGTTATTGAATGTACTCATGTACCAATCTTTATATGGAGTAAAGTTTTTTTGATACGGAGAATATCCGGGGAATCCATTAAGCATGTCATCTGCTAAATCATGCCCGGCTATAAAACTATCACCATTGCAGTATACTATCATTTGTAAATAAACGGATCTCGTTTACGCAACTCTTTAATACGTTTACGATATTTGTATTCTCTAACTAAACTTTTAAACCATCGTATTATAAACATTTTTTACCTTTATAAAGTTATATAACTCATCGGCATATAATAGATGAGGAGTTTCATTGTGATGCCAATACTTTGCTTTTGGATTAGTATACCCGGCGTTTTTGTATTTTATGTAGAATGAGTTTTCAGCATTTTCCATATTGTAATATTTAGTAGTATCAATTTGTTCTAGGTAAAAACTTGTATGTTTGTTTTTTTTACCAAATACGTGAGTAGAATTGCACATTAAATAATCAATATGTTTTGATTGTAAAAAATATTGAATTTGTAATACTAAATTAGCACTTATTATTTCTAAATAATTTTCGTTTTTGGCTATGAATTTATGATATTCAATTATGAATATTTTTTCGTCAGGATCACCACCGAGCCATCCTAAATTGATGCGATTATACATTTCACCTGTACTAGCATGATAATCATTAAAAGGATTATGATCTCCAAACCATGTTCTTCTCTCCCAAGGAACTTCCATTCTAGTACTATCTGTCCAACTAACTAATACAAAAACTTCCATAGTTTCAGAATTGTATTTCTCATTAAACCATTGAAGTATGCTTCGTGCAATTGTTGGATTAGTTGAACCGGGTTCTGCTGTGTTAATAGGTGTATACCCTAACTTACTTGCTAAAATATTACCAAATGAATTTTGTCTGTTGTATGTAGAATCTTGATTCCCATCTATTTCAGAACCGGATGCGTGACTGCATCCAGCAATTAACATTATCTTTTGTTTCATTTTTTAACTGCGTTTTGTAATAGATGCTACATCAATTGTTACAACTTCTTGCTTAGACATAGCTTCTTTTTCGGGTATAACTACATTAGTAGTGTCAGCCACTTTTACTTGATAATCAGTATAGTTACTCCAATCACCAGAATCGACCCAATGTAATTTGAACGAAAAATCAACTGTTTCATTTAAATGTTTTTCTTCGTTGAGCAAATCCATAAAATCTGCGCCGCTGCGGCCTTCTTCATCACTCCATTCTGGTTTTGCTAATTTTCTAGCACGTTTTGTTGTGTTACTTTGTAATCTGCTATAGTCTTGTGCGTAGAACGGACCCTTGCGTCCGAGTGGAGGACGCTCTCTGTCATCAAAATTGTTATCTACTTGATTAAAAATAATATCAAAATCAGCATCCCATTTACCTTCATCAGTTATATTAAACTTATAAGTAGCGTAATACATACCGGGACCAAACTGACTCCCAAACTCTTTCAAATCTATTTCAGGGTTGAATCTTACTTCGGCTTTGTAACCACCGCGTGTTTTCCATAACATTCTAAAGAAAGGCCACATTTCATTTACTAGTGTGTCAGCAAATGGATTTATATCTGCTTTAATTATATTGTAATCAAACTTCTCATATTCAATCTCTTTGATACACAATGGATCATTTAATTCAATTTTATAATGGTCTTTAGCCAAACTATCTCGTATCGGGTAACCTATAGGTACATCACTACATCCCTGCAAAAAATCAGCAAACATGTGAAACGTTTTAACTCTAGTCATAACGTGTGTTCCGCCTATTTTAAAGTCATTACTGATCCAATGACCCTGATACTTATGCCAACTGATATTAAACTTATGAGGATTTTGTCCTACAATAGTTTCAGGACCTAATCCATATCCTACCCCTAGTCCTGCATTGTTGATATTGTTATTACGCATACGCCATAACAAAGTCATGCTGTCAGCATAGTCTTGCCAGTCTTCTGTAGGAAATCCTACGATCCAATTGGTTGCTGCCCATATGCCTACTTTCTTTCCGTCAATAAAGTTCTGTTCCATTTCAGCAATAGTAACACCTTTAGCCATGTCATCTAGGACTTTTTGACTACCGGATTCTATTCCATAGTTAAACATAATACAACCACCTGCTACTAGGTCTTTGAAGTATTCTAAATCCATACGACCGTCGCATCGTGCATACCCTGTCCATTTTATCTTCAAGTCTTTAGCAGCAACGCCCTTAACAAATGCACGTAGTTCTTTTAAATTACCGTTAACTAAACTATCGATAAACCAAATAACATCAGTACCTTTATTATAATACAACCATTCAATTTCTGTAATCAAATCAACTGCTTGGCGCTGACGATACTTCCAAAAATGAGTTTCTTCACAAAAAGTACACTTAGCTGTACACCCACGACTAATTTCAGTGTTGACGCCGTTAGGTAATTCATACAAACTAAAATCAATAGATTCATAATCTGGCATCGGTAAGCCGTTAATATTAATGCGCTGGTCTTCTGGTTGATTTAATATTTTAGGTTCAGTGTGTACAACACCTTCTTCTACTTCATCAAGCAAGAACAATAGATTAGATTCCCCTTCACCAACCACAACGTAGTCATAGTAAGGTTCAGTTTTAAACCAACTCTTATGCACGTTTGGTCCACCTACTGCAATTTTTACATTAGGTAATCTACGTTTCAGTTCACGGCACATCCATTTGCTAGGTTCTTCACTAATATAATAGATACTGAATCCCACTACTTCAGGGTTCAATGCAACAATATCATCTACTGCTTTACTAAGTATAGGCTCTAATACAGGATGTATATCATTCATATAAGTTTCACCTAGCCAGTGCCAACTGCTACTAGGATCCCATAATCTGAATGGAAGTTTATTATTAGGTTGCCAATCGTTTCTATACTCGTTGTACGCACGAACATTCAAGTCCATGATATGAGTTTCATATCCTGCGCTTTTAGCGATGCCACTCAATCTAGCTAAACTAAAAGGTGGCATATATGGACTCCATTCTGGGCATAACACCAACACTAGTTTTGTCTTGCGTGTTTTGTAATCTACATATACCGGGGTTAAGTTCTTTTGTTCCGTTTTTTTAGCATAAGGAGCAATTGCTTCCATCATACTACGATGACGGGCATCCGTAATGTCCTCGGTTGGTCTTTCCTTTGGTATGAGTTTATCTACCGCAAGACTTTTTAAATTAAAATCCAAAAATAATCTCCTATATAGACTATTTAATTGAATAATAATTAGTCTGTTTTATTTTGAGTAGTGATTTATGTTTGAGTAAAAATGCGAATGATTATATTCTACTATTTCTTTTATTTGATTTTGCCAATCAATCCATTCTTTGGAAGTTTTTTGCATCAATCTGGTTATCTCTGTCCAAATAGCATCAAATCTATCATTATCGTTTTCAATGGAATCGTATGATTCGTCAATCATGGGGGCAAAAGTTTTGTAACCCATTTTTCTTAATTCAGCCATAGTATGCGGCCTGCATAATAGTATAAAAGGATGTTTCATTGCAAGACATTTAAATGTTTTTTCGGATAGAAACAAACAATCTTCAATATTATTATTAGGAATATTAAACAAGGTTTCGGTCACTATACTAAAATAGCTATCATCAAAATACGTGATGTCAGCAAGTGTTATATCAACTGGATTGATTCTTTCCTTTGTTATATTCAATCGTATAGGAAATATATCTTTGTTTTGCTTTATAAATTGATATTCATCTGATAATGAATCAATATTGTTCACCCACCCGTTTGATCCTTCAAAGGAGTAATAACTACGTTTTAAATAATCACTTGCTAGCACTTTTTCAAGTAATCTAACTCTATGCGCTCTAGCTACTTTATTGAAGCAAAGAAAATCCTTTGATTTTTCTTTTATTTTGTAATTAACCAAGTCTTTGTAAACATGATATTGACGTTGAGTGTGAAATTGAAAAGCATGTGCTGATAATATTGATATTTTATTTTTCCAATTGGTATCCTTAGCTATTTTAGAAAGATAAATTCTATCATATATTTCTTGAGCATTTGGTGATGCACATAGATAAAATAAGTTCTCTGAGTCAATTATATGACTGACTAAATTTGCAATGCGGTGAATTTTTCCAATTATAAACGGCATAACTGGTTCACCTAGTTTACTGAAGAAAAATTTACGTGCGCCATTTTTATATGCTTCTATAATTTCAGAAACAATCATTTCAGTTGGGCGTGAAATAAATGTAGTAATAGTATCAACTTCCGCAGATATCACATGCATTGTGTTTTCATAATCTTTCATTTCTGACCAAATATCAAGTATAACACTTTTCATATAAGGGGCAGTTGTGGGTGGAGGTTGAAAATTATGTCTCTGTCTAGTATTGCCATAATGTATTAATTCTCCCCCTCTAGCTAAATCAATTTTTCGCCACGGATCTATTATTACTGACTCTAGCCTGATGGAAGATATTATATGCTCTACCCAATCTTCCCAGTAACCTATTAGGTATACTTCTGTCCAATCTAATTTTAAATCCAAATCATTGGTATTCTTATCATAATAATTTACATTTCCGCCGTGCTTTTCAATATAATATCCAACTAACATACTAGCACTACCGTTAGTGTAAGGAACGCTTGGCTTATATGCTTTTCCAATTATAGTTACATTATTACCATTTTTTAAACAGCGTAGTGCCATGCGCTCTGCTTGTACTTCTCTAGCAGTCATAATACTATCAAACAAATCATAACTTAAATCTAGCCTATCAGCCAGATAACGCAATGCAATATTATCTCTGGGATGACAAGCTCCTGCATCTCCCAATCCAGCTTTCATATAAGCAGGTCCCGTAATACGATGTGTACTTTTAGCTAGTGCTTGCGTTACAACATCAACATTGATGTTGCCATTAGTTTCAGCAACATCTTGTATCATATTAACTAATGCTAACTTTGCGCTAATAAAAGTGTTGTAGAAAATTTTTATTGATTCAGCTTCATCCCATGTACTCACTTCATATCTAGGGTCGTTTTCCATAAATAATTTATAGAACTCAATTAATTCTTTTGCATCTCCGGTTAGACTACCATCATGTGTGCCAATGATAATCATTTCAGGATTTACCATATCCCATTTAATTGTGCCCATGGCAATTAAATATGGGTTATAAATAAATCGTGCATTAGTAATGCAAGGTTCTAGTATATTACGCACTGTCCCAGGTAATACAGTACTAATAAGAATCACTAACTGATTTTTATTTACGTATTTGTTTACTTCAACTAGAATGTCAGTAACAATAGTATAATCAAAATCTTTGTTTGGTAAGTGACTACTTGGAGTTTCTCCACCATAGATAGGGTCGTGTGGGGTAGGAGCCGCAATAAAAATAAAATCTCTATCTTTAACTGCTTCTTCAATTGTGTTTTTCATGGGAAACATTGGTAATCTCGGAGAGATATCATACCCCACTACATTATATCCAGCACCTACCATAACTTCGGCACAGTCTTGCCCTAATTTGCCACATCCTATCATTGCTACTGATTTCATTTTTGTTTCTCATTATAAGGTGTAACTGTCAACTTATTTAATACATATAGTTCATCTATGTTATTGCTGTAGATTTTAATATAACCCAAGTCTTGTAGAAGTTGACTAAACATTGTATATGTCGTATTAGTATCATAGCAGTTTTCAAACTCATTAACTTCTGCCCAAATAGCCCAAGGTCTATGATTACCTATATTACTTAACACTTTGTATTCTGCCCCCTGTACATCCATATGAATAAAATTAGGAGTTACATCGTGTGTACTACAAAATGTATCTAGCCGCATTGTGTTGACTGTCTGCGGTTCTCCCCAAACAAAAGTACCAGCTGGAACTTCTGTTTTGTTTGGTTTACATATACTACCTGAATATGGCCAAGTTTCTCCATTGTATGTAGCTGATGGGTAAAAAGTTACAGTCTCGTTAGAATCTGATAGTGCTATATGGAAGTAATTTATACCGCGTCTTTTTGCTTCGCTTGTATTACGTTCTTTCCATACATCAGCACATTCAAATGCATATATCGTAGCATTAGGTAATAGTTGTTTAAACATTGCAGCATCTCCGTCAACTGCTGCACAACCAATATCAAATATAGACATTGCCTTGTCTCCAAAGTTTTCTATTAACCAATTGGTGTTTATGTCACTCATACTAAATCTTTCTTACCTAGATCAATCTGTGTCTTTATCCATTTATATGTTTCTGTTAGCCCGTACTCTAAGTTCTCAGCAGGTGACCAATCAATCGTTTTCTTAATCAATCTGTTGTGACTATTTCTTCCTCTTACTCCCATAGGACCATCTACATTGTGTATTGAAACACTCTTATTAACTAACTTTGCAATTAAGAAAACTAAATGATTAATACTAATCATTCTTTCACTTCCCAAGTTTAATGGAACTTCACAGTCACTAGCCATTATACGATTTATGCCTTCTATACATTCATCAATATATAAAAAACTGCGTGTTTGGTTACCCGGTCCCCATATATCTACATCACCGTGATCGTTACACATTGCTATCTTACGACACAATGCTGCGGGTGCTTTTTCTTTGCCATTGTTCCAACTACCCTTAGGGCCAAAGATATTATGAAAACGTGCGATACGCACACGCATACCATAGTTACGTGCATAAGACATATATAGTCTTTCACTAAATAGCTTCTCCCAACCATACTCACTGTCAGGTGCTGCTGGGTATGCACTATCTTCGCTTAGTATTGGGTTATTGGGATCGGTTTGATTATGTTCAGGATACATACACGCACTACTGGAATAAAAAATATTCTTTACACCCTTCTGCTGCATCTCATTTAATATGTTAAGATTAATCATTGCCGAGTTATGCATAATGTCCGCGTCATGTTCACCTGTAAAAATGTAACCGGCGCCTCCCATGTCAGCGGCAAGTTGATATACTTCGTCAATATCACTGTTGATTAAGTATTCAACATTACGTTGATTACGCAAATCCATTATATAAAATTTGTCAGCAGTAGATTCACTGTATTCTGGATACTTTAAATCAGCACCAATAACATAATGCCCTTGACTTTTAAATTTCTCTACTAAATGTGAACCTATAAATCCACCTGCTCCGCATACTAAAATCTTTTTCATATATATTTCTTTTCGTAAATCATGTTCTACTCAATAATACGTTGACCGGCGTTGATGCATATAATGAAAATCCATACTGCGCCATATGATCAATAAGAGATTGTTCTTTCTGATCATGCTCAATGCAAAGTAACTTACAACTTGGTGCCAAGTTCCAGTCAGTACTAGTAATAACTGAGTGATTCTGTCCTTCAATATCAATGCTAATAAAGTCAAAGTTACGTGAACTATATTGTTTTAATAATGAGTTTAATGTAATAGCATAATGTGTTATTGGTTTCCACTCGTAGTTATGTTCTTTTTTATGCCAGTCCCAATTCTGCATATGCTCAGATGACGTTGAACTCAATTGACCATTCTCGTAAAATATTACAAACCCTTCTGTGGTATCAATGACAGCCAATACCAATTCTGATCTAGTTCCAAACTGCTCATAGTTATTAATCAATTGGCGAAATGTCTGTGATTCTGGTTCAACTGAAATGCCAGACCATCTGTCTAACAATAACTGATATACATTACTGTAAACGATGCCGTCTGCTGCACCTACATCTAAGAATGTTCCAACAGTGTCTCCAAAGAAATCTTTAATATACTGTTGTTCTTTGTATTGACTATGATCCATTATAATTTATTCCTCACAATGTTAGATATTTTTGCAACTGCATGTCTTGTACTTGCTGTGCGAATCACTTCATAGTTATGGTCTAGTATAGGCTTCACTTTGTTTCTGAAATCTAGTATCTGCTCACTAGTCCAAGTACCAATGTATGCAGCTATCTCCATGAGTTTACGCATTCTCTCATCATGATCGGCTATATCATCATATGACTCATCCCAAAATTCACTGAAGGTTTTAAATCCTAATTCGTGCAGACCCTTCAATACACCCTTCACTCCTACAACAATGAATGGATGCTTTTCTTTTGTAGGTTTAAAAGACTTTTCAGTTATAGATATTTCGTTGTCATAGAAATTAGTTTCCGTTACTATACTAACTAATGTTTGCTGATAAAATTGTCTAGTCTTGTTATCATAATCCTGACACATTACAGTAATGTTAGTTTCGTCATCAAGTTTCAATGGCAACCTATCAATGAATCTTTGTGTGCAATTATCATCAATTGCAAAGACATTATTCAGTCTAATTTTGTCAAAACTAGGAATAGTACTGCGTCCTGGATAGTCTTGATCTTCGTCACTAAAGCTAACCAGTGAACGGTCTACAAGATTATGTTTCTCTAAATTAACAGCCATTTCAATTCTGTGCCTGCGTATTCTACGATTCCACATTAGAAATAGTTTAGGTGGAATAATTGTTTCATCGTAAGGCGGCATATCATTTGTATTCTCTGTGTTAGGAATGAAATTTGTAAATGATGTTGGATAAGTTACGATAGATAAACGATTGTGAGGATTATCAGGAATATTCCTAGACACACAATATTGCCCATATATTTCAGAGGCATTGATACACCCGGTGAGGTAAATAATTTTGTGTAGTGGAATTTTGTGTACATTACTGAAATAAGAGTGTAATGAATTGATATAATTATCCTGCATAAACGCTTCAATGCTATGATTAATCAGTATATATCCGCTATTATTTCGCACATTATTAATTATGTGAAAAGGAACATGTCCAAACTCTAGTATGCCATCATGTCCGGTAAAGTATTGACTAAAAGGGATTCGCCATGTCAAAGTAAATGGTAGTATAAACGGTCTAGTTTCTGTACCGTGATCAATGGATACTGAAGGATATACTTCGTACTCACTATTATGTTCGTGAGCCTCAAAGAATTTAACTAAGTCATCTCCAAAATACTTAATAGAATCTACTTGCTTTACCCCGGTCGCTATATTAGCAAAGTTCAATATATTTGGTAGCTCAGTATTCCATATAGGCCCACGTGGGCCTATCCAATTGTACACTAATTTGATTTTGTCTGACATAACTTTTATTTATTATTTAAGAATTTGGGTATAATAATATCAGTGCCACAATGACAATGCTCTTTAGCGCAAACAATTTGTTTGGGACCTGCACGAGAAATATCTTTAAGTATGTGTCCAACAACACCGCCCATGCCACAACTTGCTAAACTCATTTCACCTGTAGGGTTAATAAATATTGCATCCCCAACATTGCATTTCCAACCACGAAAGAAGTTATTACCAGCAACAATTACTTCATTGCTATTACAAACCTCAGTATGATTATCATCATATTTATTATAGCTAACCGTATAGTTGGTTCGCTTCTCTGGCTTTGGTATAGTTTGTTGATGTTCGCTTGTACAGTCGTTTATGAATTGAGTCTTTGCTGGGTCTTTGTAGGTCCAGGGCCCTGCATTAACACTCATTTCATCAAATAGAGGTGTCCACTCTAAGAAGTAGTTTGGCATCACTGTTTTTAAATGCTTACCAAACTCAACTACTTCCCAAAATCTTTCTTCATGCAACAACATCTTAGTAGCTAAGTAATTTACTTTGTCACAGAGATATATGCTATTTTCTTCGTATCGTTGTTTGTCGGCAAATTCTACGTGAAAGCTAGCAACAACATCATCAAACAGATAGTGATTCTTTTCCCACCAAGCTAAGGGACGACTTAAGTTAGTATTAACTGCTAGAGTAGCTTGGGGCAATTCTTTGTATAACCATTCACAAATTGGTATAAAGTTGCGCCATGCAGTAGGTTCACCCCCGCTAAAGAAAAACTTAAAGTTCTTGTACCCGACCGCTTTATATCTGCCAATAATAGTTTCTAAATTTTGTATGTACAAATCTAGATTACCGTTATTTACATCAGTACCTCCCCAATTACCCGGATTGCAATAACTGCATTTAAAGTTACAATAATTATTTACTTGCCATGTAATTGCTAGATACGGCTCAGGGGCTTCAATTGCTATTAACTTGCTGCCCATGCGTATACCTCTTTAAGTTCTGGAATAATATCTTCTAACGTTTCATTTCTATACTCATCTAACTCATCATTGAATTTTTTGAATTCTAATATGCCGCCCTTGTTCTCATCACCGACACTTAAGTTATAGAGTATCATATTGAAACCATTTTGTATATCTTGATTATCTAAATACTTAGCCTGATGCTGTTTGTATTTTTCCATCAAACCTTGCTTAATGTGTTTAGGCAATATCATAATATTTGCATACCATGGATTAGTTGCTAAGTTAAATCTAGGACTTGAGTTGGCAGTAATAAAGCCTTCATTAATCATGTAGTCAAAGAATTCAGGAAAATCAAATACGTTCCAAATACTAATTGTAGGAGTAATTTGAAATTGTGCATGCGGAACTTGTTCTTTGATAGCTTTAATGTTTTTAACGATACGTGACCAGTCAGTACCTTTGCGTATTGCTTCTGCTACATCTTCGGCTGCATCTAGACTAGCCCAAATTTGAAGTTTAGGGAATTTCTTCCAATATCCAATCAAGTCTTTGTCTTTGTATTTTAGTGAACTAAGATTAGTGGTGTAAGTCAATTCAATTGTTTCATTCAATCCATTTTCAATCCAGTAGTCAAGGCATTCATAGTGTTCAGGAGTAATAATAATCTCACCGCCCGCAAAATAAACTTCAGAAACATCTTTAAGATAAGGTTTTAATTTATTCATAAAATTCATTTCTTCTGCTGCATTGATAACAATTTTCTTAGTTTTAAAATATTGTTCATATACTTCAGTACCCCGTTCGTCTACAAACTCTTGCGCCCATAGACTTGAGCAGCCCGGGCCACATGAACGACATTTCATATTACATATATTACTAAAGCGCAGATCCATATATCTCATTTTGAAATCAGTTAATTCACCGTCATCTTTTGTAGTTTCACTGATATCTTTTACATAATCAAGTCCTCGGCGCTTATTGTGACTTTGACGCATTGTCCAAGTACCCATTAATTCTAAATCATAGCAGCGTTTGCAAGCCTCAACTGGTTCATCGTTGAGCATTGATGTACGCATTTTTTTATAATCTTCGCTATTCATCATTTGAATAATAGACTCATCATCTTTGATATTTGCTACAGGCATATTACTGTCAGCTACACAACAGGGCATTACTCTGCCGTCCGGCCATGAATGAAAATGAATCCAAGGTAATACACAAAAGTGCTTACCATTCTTTACTAAATTCTCTACTACGATTGAATCTTGCATTCTTACTCCGTTAAATCTTGTAATTTATTTAATTCAGGGAAAGTTTTCCAGAAACTTTCATTACGTATTCTATCGCCCGAATCTGTGTGCATCATAAATGTTTCTTTGTTGTCTGTCCATGTGTCAGATTCTTTTGCAAAGTTTACTGCATCTGTTACCAATCGGGATAGTGATGTGCTATCACCTTCGTTGTTTTGTGCCCAAACTAATGCTTTGGTTGCTGCTTCAACTTTTAATTCTTTGGGTAGACTTTTACCGCTATAATAGCTAGGATGTACCGCTAGATATAAACTATGATACCAATCATCTCTACGAATAATACCTTTATCTTTTAAGTAAGAATAGAATTCCCCGATAGTTGAATAATTAAATATTGAGAATACAGTGTTCATTTGAAATGAGACATAATCCAATTCTCGGAACTTTAGTAGATTGCTCTCAACAAGTCCCCAATCTGTTCCATGCCGCAACCATTCAGCACGTTCACCGTAATGATCTACACTACAACTTAACTCAATCTTCTTAAAGTGTTTCCACATGTCTAACAAGTCATAGTCCTTAAACTTGATATTGCTAGCATTTGTGTTGTATCGTAATGTAATGTCAGTGCGACCTTTGCGAATCATTTCTTCTAACATTATATAATGTTCTTCGGTCAATGTAGGTTCACCACCGGCAAAATAAGCTAGATCAATATGTTCTACTTGATCTAATACTTCACGTAATAGATTACCCTTCTCATCAGCATGAATAACAATAGGATGCTTTGGGTCGTGATTGGCTCGCATTTCTGCTCCCCATTGACTACTAAATTCACTGCCACATGTTCTGCATTTAAAATTACATATGTTACTGAATCTGATATCAAAGTAATGCATTTTGAAGTTGGGCACAGTTCCATCAGCTAGCGTAGTAGGAACCGTTGTATCAAAATGTTTACCAAAATGTTCTTTACTATAGTTTCTAAAACTATGCGGACCTGCTTCTTCGTGCTTGTAGCAGAAGTTACATATCTTGTTTGGTTTATCGTTTAACATATCCAAACGTAATTGTTTCATCTGCTCATTATTGAAGGCATCTTTAAGACTAGTTTGTTTGGTGTTACCAAATGGTACTGTATAGTCATTACTACAGCAGGGATAGATATCCCCTTTTGGGGTAACATTTAAATGTACCCAAGGGAACATACAGAAAGTTTTACTTTCATTTAATAGATATTCTTTGTTCATAGTAATCCTGCTAGTTCTGGAAAAGTTTTAGCAAAATTCTCCACTCGTATATTATCTAATCGTTGTATTTCACTTCTAAATTTATCTTTATTTTCTTCCCATGTATTTTTAGAAAATAACCAGCCCAATGATTGTTCGGGTTGCATCAGATGTTTATTCAAAAATTTGTTATCATTTAAAATTGTAATACATTTCTCTAAACTTTCCTTACCTTTTAATTTATAATCATTTGGTAAAACATGACTTGAAATATGTTCGGGGTCAGACATATTATATATAGAATAAACATGGTCTTTTGGAGCATACAACTGCTTATTTATTAGATATTGGTAAAACTCATGTATAGTTAATAAATTAAACACACTCAAAACAGTATTCATTGTCAATTGTATATACGGGGCTTTCTTTACTTGAGTAAAGTTTTCCTCTACTTTACCCCAATCTGTCCCGTTTCTTATATATTCAGCACGAGCACCATAATGATCAATACTGGCATAAATTTGAATTTCATGTTTAAAATGTTTCCATAAATCAAGCAAATCTTTATCTTTAAATTTCAAATTACTTAAGTTAGTATTATATCGTAATATGATATCCGTACGTTTTTGTTTTATCATTTCTTCTAACAAAACATAATGTTCTTCGGTGATTAATGGTTCACCCCCTGCAAAATATGCAGTTTCCATAAATTGAATTTGATCTACTACTTCCTGTAAAAATTTTGGATTATCATTTTTAGGAATGATACGTGCATACGGTAATTTATTTTTTAAATCTTCTTGTTCCCATTGACTACTAAACGCTGCTCCGCAGGTTCTACATTTAAAATTACATATATTATTAAACCTAATATCAAAATATTTCATTTTAAATTCAGTTACAGCACCGTCTAGTGTTGTGTTATTTAATGCTTCATCGTAATAATTTCTATAATTAGTATTCATTTGTTGTCTAGAACTCCTAATATTAACTTTTTCATGTTCATAACATTTAGTACATTCACTATTAGGAACCTCGCTAATCATATCCACTCGTAATTGTTTCATTTTTTCACTATTTACAATTTCTATTAATGATTGTGTTTTTGTGTTACCCATCCCATTACCAGTAGTAGCAGATTCTGCAATGCAACAGGGTGCAGCAACTCCCGATGGTGAGGCATGCAAATGAATCCACGGCATCATACAAAATGTTTTGCTTTTAAATAACTGATATTCTTTGTTCATAATGGGTTCAATTGATTAACTTCTTGACATAATCTATAAAATCCCATATATTCTGGGAAAATAGCTAGCATATCAGTATCTCTACGTTCGTCTAATTCATTGAACCAGTTGTAGAAATCTTTACGTCCTTCAATCAATTTTTCTTCTGAGTAGTGAGTGGATTCCATATAATCAACTACACGTTTAAACTTTTCATATTCAACAGTGGTAAATTTATTACTAGCACTATCGTCTACGTTAGCTAGCATAAATGCTAATGCATCGTGCATATAGGACATGAATTCTTCTTTAGGAAGAATGTTCATGTCATACTGAATTGGATCACGTAAATAAGGGGTATCAAAGCGAACACGATGGCTCTTAATGTCATCATACCAACCATACTGCTCGCGCCACTCTAAAAACTTAGCTAAAAAATCTTTAAATGTTGTTACACTAAAAATATTAAATGTAATCATAAACGTGATTGGACTATTGGTTCTATTAAGATATGTATGAAAGTTTGTTTCCCACAATTCTAAATCTAATCCAGTGCGAATGTATTCAGCTTTAGGGCCCCATGTATCTAAGCTAGTGAATAGTTTAAATGCACGTATTTTTCCGTCATCACATAACTGTTTTACGTTGTCACTTAGTTTCTCAACTAGTGCTGTTTTGGTACCCAAATTACTGTTGATGTTTAGTTCTAACCAAGGCATAGGATCACTGTCAATTTCTTTCAATAGCTTCCATGTGCTAGTATGCATAGTAGGTTCACCACCTGTAACCCGCATGATATTTAAAGTTTTGCGTAGTTCAGGCCACCATTTCCAAAATGCTTCAACATAGGGATTTTCTTCTTCACGTTGATATAGTTTCATCCAGTCAACATCACAACGATGGTTCTTTACTGTTGTTACAGGACCGTTGTTTTTGATTTCATTGTAAAAACTAGTACTATATTTTGGATGACAGTAACCACACTTGAAATTACATTCGTTGCCAAAGTTAATTTCTAAGTATTCGGGATTGATGTTCTGGTCCCAAGGGCCCTTAACAGTTTGCTCATATCGTTCTTCGGTGAAGATACTAGCATTCCGAATATGACGGTCACTGACATAGTCCGATCCCATTGCTTCAATATTCCAACAGTACTGACATCCTGTGGGCTTTTTACCCTCAAGCATTTCTTTACGTTCAAGTTTCTTGTGCATTGTGTTGTGCAATGCAGAAGGGTTATCGGCTAGTTCACTTAGGGGAATTTTGTGTGGTTTGGGGTGATAGCAACTATGTGTCTCGCCTGATTGCAAATACATAGTTACATGATGCCATTTAGCTAAACAGAATGAAGTTGTAGTTTCATTCTCAATTTTAATCTTAATGTCTTGAATTCTTTGGTGTTCACTACTCATTACCATCCTTCAATTCTGCGAATAACATCCATCTCTGTTACGAGCGGACCTAGATTATGTTTGTCAGTGTTGTAGTGACGTTTAAAAAACTTACTTTGTTCTTTTCCTAATGTACACATGGGCAATCCAAGTTTGTCGTGTAGTGCTGCACCTAATAGTGTTGCTTCACGTTCAGGATCTCTATGTTCTTGTTCTTCCCAAAGTGTAATATAGTTGTCAAACCATTGCACATTAGTATAGTCCCAACCAGTTAACATGGTCATGTATGTGCCTAATCGTGCGCCGTAAATAGCCCACATGCCATTCTCAACATCTGCCCCAACATTGTGCCAGATAGTTAAATTGTTTAAGTTGCGACTTGCGACAGTTTCTTTGAAAGTTTCTATATCAGGCTTTGCACCTTTGTCAAGAACCATTTTCACTCCTTCACGGAATCCAGCACGCCACGCTTGAAACGGGGTATAATTAGGATAAGTAGTAGAGTAACAATCATGCATTGCCCAGTATAAGTTATCTTTGCTATCCATGCAGAAATCAGCAATACGTGTTACATCACCGTCTGTTTGATTTTCATGTGTTTTCATATTAGCAACATAAGTCTTTGTCCAACTGCTCATGCCACCATTGCCATAGCGCAGCCCGTTGATGCTGTTGATAGCTTTCCAACGATACTGTGCTAATTTAAATTTAGAATCTTTTTCAGTAAAATCTAATTGAAGGTTGAAGAAACTTTCTTCTGGCATGTTATCACCATCAATCAGAATAAAGCGTTCAGTACTACTTAATTCTGCTGCTGCTTTGTGTGCAGCATCACTACCCTTAACACCGTCTACACGTTGCGCCCAAGGAACCATGTTCTTTACTTTAAGCCAGAATTCTTCTTTTTGTGGCTCATCATAACTTAGGTAGATACAATCTAAGTCGGCCATATCAATGATATCACTGTAGTTCATAAATGTTTAATTTCCATTTAGTATGAACATCTTGCTCGCCAACTATAATACTAATATCTTCAGGGTGACAACTAACACCTTCTTCATTGTCTGGCATTAGTTTATATACTACTGCATTTGGTTTGACTCTTGAAATCCTACCATCGATTACTCTTATATCAGGTCTAGCTTCAGCAAATGTTTGTGTATCAACAACAATGTATTTGCCCTGCATAGATTTGTCGCCGGTATAACATATAACTGCGCCGCTGTCATCATAGTACAACCTAAATTCAGGTGTTTCTAATTTGGGTGCTTCCCAAACAACTACATAATCTTCTTCGTTCGTACTCATACTATTATTTTATCACAAAAATTTTTCACATGATAGTGAAATGGATACTGCTGCGGAACTGTTTGAATTCTAATGTGATCTGGCAAACATTCATATACAAACGTATCTGTCCAGTTTTCTGTAGGATTACCATTAATAAAAGATTTCATATGAACCATACTCATCTCTGTAAACTTAGGCAGTGTAGTTTTATCTATGCCTATTATATGGCAAGCTATAGAATATGCCCAATCAGTGGTTGCAATTTCTTGAGGATTACATTTTAGTATGGCCTTGTATTCTGCCCAATTTTCAAACACATCTCTAACTATCTCAAAGAACTTTTCCGCAGTAGCTGACTTCTTAAAATAAGTTATGGAATTGTACACATCAGGCAACTTGTTGTCAACTATGAATCTGCGATAGAATCTTACGTCCGATATTTCTTGGTTGAAGTTTCTGATTGTGCTTGATACTACTACATCTCGGTCTTTAAATACATCCCACCAATGATCTATATTGCGCGGTATGTACATATCTGCTTCTAATTTAATAGTATACTCGTATGGACTAGCTTCATATACTTGCCAATCGTTGATTAGTTTCCATTCACTATCAGGTGCTAAGTCACCATGAGGTAACATGTCGGTTGTGATAATAGTTACATTGGCATCAGGCATGACTCTTAATATGCTTTTACGTAATGTTTCTGCACATTTAGTATAACTGGTTTTCTCAGTATCCTGAGCCATTATAACGAAACCTTTATTCATAGTTAATCAACTCCATGAAGTTGTCTTTGTCCATCATATGAAAGTCCATATCTTTTATAATAGTATATTCTTTACGAATTTTGCCGCGCTGCCAGTTATCAAACATTACAGTGTATTCAGTGTTAAAATCATTGTCATTATTTCTATATACTGTAGTATTTTTACCTACATGTACCAAGTTCCATGGTATAATATCTGATTTGGGTGTAGTATGACCATTGACAATTCTTGTAGCCAATGTTAATGCATAATCATTACGAAAAGTTGCAGATATAAATCCATATATATTAGCATAGTGTTGAAAATTATTTTGAATCATTTCTAAACACTCAAATATTTGTTTTGCTCTTTGTGTTTTTTTAAATGTAATTGCTGTAGCCCACAATGTGTTGAAACTGTATGCACTTAATACTTCTTGTGGTACATTTGAATGCATCAAAAAACTAGTAGTGTCATGGCAGCAAAAATCAGTAGGCATGTTAAATGTAGTTAGCAATTTATCTGAGTTTACCATATAGTCAGTGTCTAGCAATAATGTTTCATCATAAGGACTGAATTGGTATGCACGGAATCTTCCTTTATTAATCCAAATGCCCCAGTCTCTTCGGTTGTTCTTGTCAGCCGGAGCCAATACAACATTATCAAATTTATAAGGTTGATAAACCGGAAGAGATTCACTATCTGTTACAATTGTAACAGGTATATCCAAAAAATGATTGATGCGTTTGGCAGTTGCCACTGCCATATCATAGTAATTAAATTTGGGACTATTAAATGCGAAAAGTAATGCCCCTCTACTCATCTTTTAGTCTCTAGTTCTTTCCATTCTTTGTGCCATGCAAGCATAACAGATTCGTATGTTGTGGTTAAGATTTTTAATAGTTTTTCTCTGTCAACCATAACTGGATTATCAAAGGTATCAATTAATACAACAAACTCACTATCAGATAGTGCCGAAAGTAAAGAGATTGTTTGCGAGTCTGCACGCCAAAGGCCAGACTGATCAGCTACGATAAATTTGCTATCATATTTGTCTTTTAAATATGATTTGGCTGAATTGTGATTGAAGCGGGCTTTGGCTTCGGTGATTAATGTCTTTGTATCCATGTGTACTCCTATCAATCTATTTAGATAGATATGAAGGCTATGAGAAAAATTATGAACCTGATACTGTTCCGGTTACGCTAAGTGTGCCCCAACTATTAGCCAAATATGTTGTTTCGGGAGCCTGCACAGTGACTGCGGTCGTAGTACCTGTACCTACAGTATATCCGTTGGGTATTTCATCCCAAGTAGTATATATAGTAATAACACTACCCGCATCACCATTTGATCCTTGAGTGCCATTACTTTTAGCTATCATATTAATATTAGTAGCTAGATAATATGCAGGCCCAGTAGTTGCTGCTTGTGAAAATACATTTGCATTGCTTGTGGTCATTGCAAAGTATCCTAAATTAGTGCCAATAGTCGGTGTGGCTCCACCTCCGCCTATTTTAGTTATACCGTTAAATGAAGTGCTAGCAATTGTAATTGAACCACTTGACGGTGAACTCATTGCTACTGTACCTACATTACTTGCTAAATTATTCAGCAATAAATTAATACCAGCTGTATTATTAGCATGTGAGCATGTGACTTTTAATTGACCGCCTGAATTAAAGAAATATCTGGCTGCATCTCCATTTGCAAAAGTTACAGTATGTATAAAAACTAATGCGTTAGCCCAAGTAGAACTATATGTTGCTGCATTAGAAATACTACTTCCTTGAGTGGCTGCATTTAATCTACTGCCATATATAGTTGTTAAGTTATTGGGGATAGCCGAAATATATTCAATATTCCCGCCAACAACGGGTGCAACTACACTTGTGATACTAGTACCTTGATGTGATGCTGAATTTGATGTTTTGTTAACCAAGTTAGCCCAATCAGTAGCATACACTGTGTTACCCGTTGCTACATTTGCTAATGCAGTCTGACCATATCCGGCAGTAGTACCACCAGTTGCCCATACAGTGTTCAGTGCACCAGATGATGTGATTGGATTACCACCTACTAGGGTGTTATAATCTAATGCTTGAATATTTCCGTATAATGCGTATGTCATAAAATTCTCGTTGTACTATTTATTAAAATTACGAACCTAATGCTGTGCCGGTTATAGAAATTGTTCCCCAGCTATTAGCTAGATAGGTTATTTCTGGTGCTTGAGCAGTAACTGTAGTTGCAGATCCGGTGCCCACTGTTAATCCGTCGGGTACTTCGTCCCATACTGTATAAAGAGTTATAACTGAACCGGCATCGCCATTTGATCCTTGAGTACCATTACTTTTAGCTATCACACGAATGAATGTTGATAAATATCCACTTGGCCCAGTTGAAGCAAGTTGTGTAAACACATTTGCATTTGATACTGTCATTGCAAAGTATCCTGAATTAGTGCTAATTGTAGGGGCGGTGCCACCTCCGCCTACTTTTGTTATTCCATTGTATGATATAGCTGCAATCGTTGCTGTTCCTGAATTAGGTGCACTTAAAACGACAGTACCAATATTACTTGCTAAATTGTTAAACAACAAATTAATGCCGGCCGTACTGTTAGGATTGCTACATGTAAGTTTTAATTGACCGCCTGAATTAAAGAAATATCTGGCTGCATCTCCATTTGCAAAAGTTACGGTATGAGTAAATGTCAATGAATTAGACCAAGTACTAGCATATGTTGCTGTATTTGCAACCGTAGAACCTTGAGTAGCAGCATTTAGTCTAGGGGCATATATAGTTGTTAAATTTGTAGGTATTGCAGATAGGTAACTAACTGTTCCACCTGTAACAGGTGCAGTAACGCTGGTTATAGTAGTACCCTGGTGTGACGCACAATTAGCGGTATAAGTTACTAAATTTGCCCATTGAGTCAGTGCAGCAATAGTATTGCCTGCTGCCACATTAGCTACCGCAGTTTGACCATATCCTGCAGTTGTCCCGCCGGTTGCCCACACTGTATTCAGAGTCCCGGAAGATGTGTTGGGATTTCCGCCAACCAATGTGTTAAAATCTAAAGCTGCTATTGTTCCGTATTGTGCGTAAGTCATGCGATACCTTTAATTTGATACTGAGACAGTTGCCAATACAGTACCAACGCAACTATCAACTTTATTTGCTAATGCACGTCCAATTACGTTGAACGCAGTTGCTTCACCTGCTTTAGCAGCCCGCGCTATACCATTACCTGCACTGACTAGACGATCACCTTTCTTAACTATACCAGTGACTTTAACTTGAACTCTACCGGTCATAGCTACAGGAGGATGAGTAGAGTCAGTTCCTGCACCTGAATTCATCAAATAAGCAGCAGTATCAGATATAACTCCAAAGATATCTTCACTTAATTCGTATTTGGCACTGGTGATTTCTTTCTCTCCGCCTAATTCTACAACAGTACCTGCGTCATAATATGCATCTGCTTCAAATCGTTCAGCCAAGTCAGCATAAGTTGCTAGCAATCTACTGCCAGATGTTAATGTCCAATTACCAGTTAAACTACCTGAAGTAGAATTTGCACCAGTCGTGATATTTGCCGTTGTAACGCTTGCAGGAGCAATACTTCCGGTAAACTGAGGAACTGCATTTGATCCAGTTAAGTAGTCATACACGTTACCGTTATTATATGTACCAGCAAAACTAATTGGATTGCCATTTGCATACATATATCTGTCAGTTTTAATACCATACGTATTACCAGCATTATTGATAACAATGTTACCTGAATTCATGTACACACCAGTTCCTGCAACAGAATTTGCAGTTCCTGTACCATTAAGAGTCCAAGTACCAGTTAAATTACCTGATGTACCGGCTGCGCCTGTTGTGATTTCTGCTGTGTTTAATGTTCCAATATTACCAGTTGTAACATTAGCATTTGCTATTGATGCATTGGCAGTGACAGTTGCTAGCCGAACAGTTATAGTATCTGCTGTAATACCATTAGTAATGGTTTGATTATTTGCAGTCAGATTACCAGTAATTGTTACAGCACCAAATGTTGTTGTACCACCACTAGAAGTTGAGGTCAATGCTAACCAAGCATTTGCATTACTAGTTCCGTCAGCAGGACAGACATACATGGTATTAGAATTAGTGTTATACCAAAGCTGTCCCTGTAATGGATTAGCAGGGGGGCTAGTATTAGCGTAGCTTTCCAGTTGATGCACAAAGTTAGTATCTAAATAAGAACCGTAGCCAGCATAGTTTCTGCCCGGTAGTGCTAGTGAAGTACTAGTTGTATTAATAGTACCGTCAGCAATGGTCGTTAATACTTGACCATTAGTTTTTACAATTGTGTATGCCATTTTGAAATTACTCCGATATCTGTTATTTATCTTAAATTGTTACTAAGTTAGTCAGACTTTGAATCCTAACTGTGTAATCTATTTGAATCTGTCTATTTAAACTCTTTTGAACCGGGTGAAATATCACATGGGTCAATAATCTGGTAATAATATTACCATTAACATCTGCACCATAATTAGCAAGAAGTCCTAATTCATCAAAGATATAAGAACTATCTGTTTGGGTACTATTGTCAAATGCTGCTTGCCCTGAAGGTTCGCCGTAATCTAGCAAACATTGCACTAAAATATCAGTATAAACTTTACCAGTAGTATGATTTACTGTCATTTTATTGCGGGTAGGATCTAAATTGAAAACACTTGTGTCATCTACGATTTTTGCGTAAGTTTGATTGTAAAGTGCTGCATTTTGTCCGGTTACGTTTGGGGGTAGATAAGTGATAACCCCGGTATCCGAGACACTTGCGCCGCCATTACCAAACGCCATTTGGTATATTTCCCCATACCCTCGGCTACTTAGTGTGTCAGCAATAGCTTCTGACATGGTTTCATAGTTTATAGCGTTTTTCTTATCTACAAATATTTCCCCGTTATTAGGATCATAGATTTTGATAAATCCTTCTATTTTATATGATAGTGTTATTACTGACATTAATTATCGCCTCGCATTTGTATCAAAACTTCATTGGTTTCTGGGTCTGTTATCTTTAAACTGGAAGAAAAATAGAAGCCACCTAATTCATTGGGTTTGGCCGCTGGCTTCTCGGGTGTTTTGTTTTCTTCTAGTTTTTCATTCATATACTTATTTATCTTTAACTTATATCCGTTCTTAAGAAAATTGCTCCCTGAGTGTACGCAATCTGTAACGGATCTCCCTCTACTGGGTTATAAATTCCGGGTATTGGATTCCATGTACTTTGATATAAAACGTCTGACATTCTATTATTAGGTATTAATCCAAATACTTCTGTATACAATGGAATATAATTTTGTTCCCCTGTACCATTCGTACCCCTGATTAGTTTAGTTACGGTATTAAGTGCTAAATTGCATTCACCAAACCCAATTTGCTCTCCGTTAATGTACAATAATCTACCTTCAACTGAAGTGATTGTCAAATCATCCCCGGTAGTAACTTGAGCAGAAATCTGCAATATTGGAGCAGTATCTACAATAATTATTTTGTAATTATTAGAATTGACTTCGGTAGCTGTAGTGTTGTTATACACAGTCAAATGACATATAACGTTTTTATTAGATGATAGTCCAATATTATACTTACCGTCAATTATTGAAGGGGTGATTACATTTTGAACAACAGTATCAGTGATGCGAGATATATCATTTAAGTAAATTGTTTGATCAGTATATGACAATGATCTAGTTAACCAAGTTCTAGTTTGAACATTTGCTCGGTAAACTGCGGCACGATTGGTTGTACTGACATTTAATAAATAAACTTCTTCATTTGGTGTTGCAGTTGGCATCATACTGGTTATTATGATGCTATCACCAGTAACAATAGTTGACAATATACTTAGGTTGTTATTGGCATTTAGTTTTAGCGATGATGATGGAACACGATAACCATTGATAGTTACCCACAATCTGTCTACATTCACTTGCTCAAAATCACTATCAATTGTAAATATTCCGTCTTTCCAAACATAACCACCGGATATATAATTAGATGCAAATATTACTGGATAATTAATTGCATTTAATGCAGGATTGTATGGTTCTGAATATAAATCAAATACCGTGCTGCTTATTATTTTAGCATAATATGTATTGTTGTTTAATTGAATAGACCCCAATGTTCCGTCAATACGTACTAGTGCATTTTCTGTTAAATTATTGTTTATACCGGTTGTCACACGTATAGCAGGTGACCCGCCCATGTATCCCTGAATATTATCAGATGAATTTGTCAAATTAATCAATGTTCCAAATTCGTCAGCAATAGTAAAGTCAGTTAAATTAAGTATATCTTTAATAAAATACACTTGACCTGTTGTATCTATTCCACCTACATTAGCTAGTAACGCTTGTCCAGTACCACTTCCAGTTGTTGCCGCAGTAAAGATATCTCCTACTGCATAAACTACACCAACTGTACCTGCTGTTGTGTTCCATTGAAGTTGAGTGGTTCCGATTAATGTAGTAATTTGATATATCTTTCCTACACCAAATGAACCTGCAGCAAATATTGGTGCTTTAAATATTATATTTTGATCTACCACTAATGAAGTAGTGCTATCGCAACTTATATAATCACTTGCATCAGTACTGTTAACGTTGACTGTTGCAGCTGGAGGAGTAATAGAATTATTAATATACACGATATTAGCAACAGTTACTCCATTAACAACCCCTGTCATTGTCCCAGTATCAGTAGTTACGACTGTAGGCAAACCACCTAATTGTGTAGATACTGTAAAATCAGTAGAGCTTAAAATTTCAGTAACATAATAAGTTACACCTGCAATTAATCCACCTAAAGTAGGACTGTTAAATATTATTGGATAATTCAACAATAAGCTAGCAGTTGTGCCTGAACCCAATGTTAAGTAATTTAATTCTTGGTCAAACAATACTATTTCAGGACTATCTTCGTCAAATGTATACGTGTTGGGCGAATTTTCGTCAAAAGAAGCCACACTGTGTACGGTATTACTTACTGTGATTGTTGTTACAGTAGAACCAGTTGAACCAGTAACACCATATTGTGTATTAAAATATTGACGTTCAGTTAAATTATATGATGTAACTGCAATAGAACTATCAAGTGCAGGAGGACTATTAAACAATATTGTATTTGTTACTGCACTAATAGTGTATGCTGATGCAGTCTGACGTATGCCATTTATTTCTACAATAGCACTAGTAGTATTAGTATCTCCTACATAATTATCCAAGTAGAATAATGAACTTGACCCGTTTCCTGCAAATATCTGCACTTGAGGAATAGTATAACCGTACTGTATAGGATATGTTTGTCCAAACAAGCTGTATGATATATAGTGTTCTGTAACGTTAAAGTTATTTGCAAATATTAGCGCAGCAGTTATTCCGTTATCTGCTATACCAATAGCAAAATCATTAGTTATTAAAGTTGCCCCACCGGTGGCATTAGTCAATACTAGTTCACTTCCACCTACTGTTTCAGAAATAGTAAATTCATTATTATCATATATAGTTTTAATATAATAGATTTGATGAGGAACAATAACTCCACCAAAGATTGTATCACTAAACACAATAGTAGTGTTAGGGATAAAAGAACCGGTAGAATTAGTTGTTATGGTATTAGTAATAGCTTTTGTTTTGAATACCGATGCAAGTGTTCCCAATACTAATTGAGTTCCGTTATCATATACTGCAGGGGGTGTCCATACTACACCCGTACCCACTTGAATAATAGCAGTCATTGATCCAACGGCTGTGGTTAATTCAAAGGTTTCTCCTGCTGTACCAGTGGTTGAATTGTAGTATAGTGATACTGTAATTTTATTAGAAATTCCGCTTATAGATTTAACATAATAAATTTGGTCTTCAACTATGTTACCAAATACTGCGCCACTGAATGTGATAGGACTATTTAACACAAAATCAATAACACTAGTGCATGTTATAGCATTGCTTATTCCATCAGTAGCGGTTGCAAGTATTTCAATTGGCTCAGTAGTTGGTCTTATTAGTCCAGATCCATTATATATATCTGCACTATAATTTGCATTTACATAAATCTCTTGGAAACCAGTAATTAAATTTAAACGAACGGGGTCAGTTTCAGTATTTGCTTTTACTAATTGATCACCGTTACCAACTTCATAAACATCAATTCGTAATATATTTGATACCCCCTGCGAAACAAACACTAGCGGGGTGTTTAGTATAACGAGTTTGTTTATCCAATCAATTGCGTAATCAATATTTTCATATATTGTTGTACTTACACCAGTTGTGTAATCAATTACAAATACACTTAATTGTGCTGGGGTTGTTACTATATGAGCAAAACTATAATCAGTTTGCGAACCTGATGTTGGTGCGATTTCTTTAGAAACTACGTTATAACCAACATGTTGGTATATAGTTTCATCCCAATTTGTTCCGGGACGAGTAGCTACTGTCATCATAATGGTGTCTGAGACAACACCCGGTACCATTTCTTCAGGACCATAACCTGAAAGAAAAGCATCACCTTGAATATTGTACGCTGATGGAGCAGTTTCAAACACTGCGGACGCTGTCCAAGTTATCGCATCACTACTTATTAAAATAGTATTATTATAACCAACTGTAACATACTGTGCTAAATCATTATTCCAAACAACACTAGTTAGATCTTGAGTGACTCCTGAAGTTTGTGATGTCCATGTTATACCGTTAATGGGTGCTGTTTTTATAGTTCCATTTTTTCCAACTACTACAAACAAACTGTTGTCATTATCCCATATGATATTGTTTAAATCATCTATGCCACCTGAAGATTGTGCAAACCAAGTTACAGCATTTGTACTAGTAAATACGACACCATTGTTACCAACTATAACTATATTTTCACTATTTGCAGCGATTGAATTAAATCCATAATTTGTAGCAGTAAATGTCACTTGATTCCAAGTGTATCCATCTGTGCTTGTAAATATTATGCCAACATCTACTGCAATGCCATTATCTAAATATTGACCGGCACCAACAGCAACAAATCCAGTAAATCCAGTAGTGCTTACATAAGCAACACTGTTTAATTGATTAGTTAATGCACTGCTTGTAAATTGATAACGCTCTGTCCAACTGTATAAATCAATTGATGATATGATATTACTACCAACTGCTACATATACACCATTATGATATGCTGCACTATTTAAGAACGATGAAGGAACAATCAATGATGATAAATCAAAGTTAGTTATATCATATGGAGTACTATCATACGGAGTGAATGCACCATTAGTAATCCAAACAAATCCGTTATCACTAACAAGCAACGGGGTTGCACTGTTAGTAGATGTTAATACATATTGACTTCCTGCAAATAATATATCAGTTATACCAATTGATTGATTTGTTAACTTAGTAATAGTCCAATTATTAGTATCAACACTAGCAGAAATTGCTGAGTAGGTAGCTGTATCTGAACCTGCTAGGTAAGTTATACCATTCCAAACTATAGTTTTTAAATCAACACCCGTAACTGCAAATGGTTGATCAATAAGAATAGTATCTAATATAAATTCGTCTGCCGGGGCAAATGCATTACCTAAATAATTGCTATTTGGATAAGTTATACCGTCTACTAGTTGAGTTAAATCTACACCGGGCATATTTACTGTAGGTTGATAGTAACCTATAATTCTGTCTAGTGCATTTAATCTTCTATTACCTGAATCTAATAATTCCCATTTGCCTAAAATGAATTCGTTATCGTTGTTACTTATGATACACTGATATACTTGTTTGTTATATTTTACAATACTACTACTAAAGAAGAACGGCTCTGGTAACAACGCATAGTCACCTGACTTAGCCATTGTCATTGATCCAGACGCATTTGTAGTAATATCAAAAACAGTTCCACCTAAAGTTTCTGAAATTGTGACAGTAGTAGTAGTTGGTTTAGACAATACATAATATGTTTGACCCAACGTGACTCCACCAAATACGTTACCAGTAAACACTACCAGGTCATTTAAGTTAAAGCTAGTTGAACTAGTAACAGTAAATCTGTTATTAGCTGCTGTTGCAATTGTAGCAGTAGTTGAGGTTGTACCCACATACGGGAAGTTTTGACCAGTAACTGGAGCTGTTAAAATAGAATTACTATAAACAGCCATTTGATTTTCTGATATTACTTTTAAGTAATAGTTAGTTACTGTTCCTGCAGGAGTACCACTTGCGATAGCAGAAGTTACTCCACCAATAGAATCAATAGTCAACACAGTTAATAGTAAATCGTTTGATGTGGTAGTTCCTCCAATTGAAGTTCCCAAAATAGTTATAGTATTATCAACTGCGTATCCTTCACCAGCCAATTGAATTATTGTTCTATACCCGCCCAAAATGTAACTTACATCAAATATTGGGGCAGTAACTGTAACTTGGGTGAATACTACTGCACCTGTCGCATTAGTTAATGTATCTGCGACTTCTATGTATGGTTCACCTGAACCGTACATCGTTCCGCTGTCAGTATTAGTAGTATAATCAGTGCCACCGGGTACTTCTGAAATAGTGAAATCAGTTGCAGAAACAAGCTGCTTTACATAGTATATTACATTTAGTGCTACTTGTCCAAGAGAGGTACCACTAAATATGATTGGCATGCCCTCATATAGTACATTAGTATCAGCACACACAAGATAATTTGTTCCGGTCGTAGAAGTAACTGTTATTGATGTTATGCCAGAATCAGTTATAGTATAGTACGGGGTTGCTGCTAATAACCCACCAATGTTACTTGCTACCTTAAATCTCATGCCAGTGTATATGTTAGTAATTCCACCGGTATTACTTAATAAACAAACTCTGTTTACTGTAGATAAAGTTGCAGAAATTTCTCTAGTTGTCAAATTAGAAACTGTTCCAGAAACACCAGTATATTGAGATGATGTTTCATATAATGTAAACTCTTGCCCGGTTACTTGACCAGGACTTATTGGTACTGCTACATTTAATGTCATACTACCAGTACCAGTTGATAATGGTACTGCATTTATTTGACTAGTTACCGTGAACGACCCGGTATCAGTTGTCAATATTACAGCACTTCCGTTAACTGCTGTAGCAACAGAGAATGTTGTGTTACCACTGAATAATTCTCTTATATAATAAGTAGTACCTGCTACTATGTTTCCAATAGTATTGCCCGTAAATATTATAGGTTCATTTACTGTTAATCCCAGTGTACTACTACAGGTGACTGAATTATTAGAAGATGATGTAGCTGTGCAAGTTAGTACAGTTGGATCGCTCACTGTAGACATGGTAAATGTCTGTGCGTCAATAACGGTTGTTACATAATATTTTTCATTGGCTACAACATCCCCAAATACATTACCGGTAAAATATATAGGAAGACCTACATAAAATCCAGTTGTTCCGGCAAGTCCGGTTGCAGTAAGCAACACAGTTACGTTGTTTGTGGTTGCTGTGGTTGCAGTTGCATTTCTTATAGCGTCATAGTTGACTGTTAATACTGCTTGGTTAGTCAACTGACCAACAAACATTGTTAATCCTGCTACAGGAACCGTTGCTGTGCTAAGTGTAAACGTAGCGCCCGGGTTACCATCAACATCTACTGTGCTAGAAATTGTAAATCCAGTATCTTCTAGTACAGATGTAGTTGGGTTTGGTAACTTTACTAGAGATTTTACATAGTAGGTAGTGTAATTAATTAGATTACCTACTGCTGCTCCCTCAAACTTTACTGGCATACCCACATAGAAACCAATAGTAGAACCTATATTGTCATTGACATCGGCTCCGCCTACAGTAGGGTTAATACGTATAGTATTTGGATATAATGACGCTGATCCATAAGTTTGAATAGTATTTCTAGTTCTTGAAGACCAAGTAAGTGTCTGTTGATTCGCTACATCTAAAATTTCAAATGCTGCGCCGTCAGCACTCGCTAGTATTGAACTAATTGGTGGTTGAGTGCTTTCTAATGTTATAGCACTAGATGAAACCTTACTACTGTTATTAAATGATCCTGCGTAAAACGCACCATAGAATCCGGCTGCTTCCCAAGGTATTACTTGAGAAGTATATGATGTTCTGTCAAAGCGTAATGCTATAATATTTTCTCTTGTTGGAACTGAACTAGTGATGCAAGATGCAACTGCCCCGATACTAAAGTTTTGGGTTCCGCTTCCTGCATTAACTAAAACAATACGATTTTGATCATTTAACGCATCTAAATAACTGCTATAAAGTGCAATTATTGGATATGGTGTTACCTCTAAGAGGTTTACATAATATTTTTGTCCATCAATTAATCCGCTAATTTTAGTTGAATCTGCCGCCGCAGTATAAACAATCAAATCACCGGTCTGTAACAGTGGTGAAATTAATTGTATAGTATTAGATACTATGCTTACCTGGGTGCTATTTACCGATACAACAAGTGATGGGTCAATTATGATTTGGGGTAATACAGCATAGCCTTCACCCGGGTCAATAACATTTACACCAATGACTGCACCCAAACTCATTATGGGTTCTAACTGTGCAACAACTCTTGGTATCGGATATGTGTTTAAATCAATATATGCTGTTACTCTAGGAGGTTCAGCGTATGCTCTACCGCTATTTAGTACTAACACCGCAGGTAAATCTATGAAAATATATTCACCGGGTATATGAACAGATACAGTAGTGCCATTTACTCCGCGTGATAACCCGGTCAATTCATTTGTCGCTAAGTTTCTACTGTTATAACCAATCTCTTCGGTGCCAATTAATATAGTACCGACTACAGGGAAACCTGATACATTATCTACAAAACATGAACTTGAATTCAATGAAAGATAAGAAGTTAAAACTGAAATTTGATATCCATTTTGTCCTATAATACTTAATCCATAGTTATTAAACCACTGACTATAACTAACATCTTGCCATATAGGGTCAGTATACAAATATTGATCAACACCGGACGGATTTGCATAAACTAATTGAGGGGACACAAATTGGTCAATTGACGAATTATATTTGGCTGGCAAATCAAAATCAGTAATGTCACCTTCGTATACATTAATTCCGGTATACTTAAACAAGAAATCTTTTATTACTACATGATAAGGTTTCACTTCATTTAAATACCCAGATAAAAAGTCTTGATTGTCTGACTGGAATACTTCAATTGGACGTAGTTCACGTATAGTATGTGATACATCTAAGAAAGATGTTTTGTTTAACCACGGTAAGTAATTTTGATTTTCTACAGTTTCACTTTGGATGTAATCAAATAACAATATTAAACTTTTGTTTCTGAATATTAATAATTCACCTGTGTAAATTTCTTCGTTTAATGCACGAACGATATAGCGTGTTTCAACACTTGGAAATTCATCATATGGGGTAGTGTCAAAGAAGTTGTCACCAAATCCCAATCTAGCACTAGAATAATCCCATAGATAGCTACTGAATTCAATAGTTCCATTTTCTAAACCAATACGAGTCCATACACCGGCGCCATCATAACGATATGTTTCTGAATTTCCATTACCATTTGTAGCAACAGTTACAATTGTTCCGCTTGCTACATTTAGAGTAGACAAGTCAGCGTATATAGCAACTTGAATTGCAGATTTGGTATTATTACTATAACCGGGTGCCCACCAGTTAATTAGACTCCAATAAGCAGCGGTATCATAAAATTCACCTGATGAATACAAAAATTGAGGATTTCTTATTTCAATAATTGGGAACTGTGATAATATTGCGTTAGCATATTGTAAATAATTCTTCAATGCACCAAATCTATTATAGAAGAAACTTTGTCTTGGCCTAGCAAGTACACCAGACTGAACTAATTTTGGTAAGAACGGGTCAGGAACCACTGCGCCTGAATTGTCAACTCCACACATGCTGTCTAGCATTCTATTGTATAATCCAATAGGAGAAGTAATTCCTACCGCGGCATGATTTTGATATCCAGCTGCTGAACCAGGTAGTCCATCTAAGAAATCATCTGCATAATTAGCACGAATCAAACTATATTGATTATGCGCCACGTCATCATTTGTACCGGTAGCATATCCAATGTGTAGTACTGTATCAGTGGCATTGATGAAATCAAAGCAATTGTACAAGCCAAAAACACTTGGTAGTAATGGTGTGAAATAACTAATACCCGATGCTTGTGGGTTAGCTATATAACCTTCTAACGTTGAGTCTGCTAAAGTTTTTCCCAAACGTTCAAATATTATATTGGTATTTCTAGCCCAAAAGTAATAAACAGGAGTAAGTGTACCTTCGGCATTTATGATACTCTCTATCACATAGTTATCAATATTATAAGGCGTTCCTGGACCTTGATATTGTGCAGGAGGAACATTGCTTGCTATCCAAGAATATACTGTTACTGTACTTCCCGGAAACACTCTGCCCCAATACTTGCTATTATATACAATATCATTTTGATGATAATTAATAAAGCGAGAGTTAGCTGTGTTGAACCAAAGCTGACCAACTTTATCAGCTACCCACACTAAACCAGATTGAGTGTTACCTGAATTGTTATATCCTGCAGGATCAACATTTGATACAACATCAATGTTTTCTGCTACTGCACCTAATAATTTTCCCTGAAGTGGATCAATATAATCTAAATTTTCTAATGTGTTATTGGTAGTTGCGCTAAACAATTGAATATTTGCAATTCCATTAATATCTACAATAGCAGATGAACTTCTATACACTGTCCAATCAGGATTGTTACTAGCACTAATATAAGTTACTACCTGACCATTGGTATCATTCGCATTAGTAGTAGGACTAAAGTTAGTTGCGCCCACTACCACACGATTTTCATTAAAATCCAATGCTGAACCATAGTAGGGTTGTGAACCGTAGTCTAGATCTTTTGCATTTGTACTTTGTGCATATACAAACTTACCTGGATTATCTAAATTTTCATTATACGCTGACAAATAATCAAACATATATACTGCACCTGCATTAGTGAACGTATCTGTCCACTGAGTTGCATTATTGTCAAAAACAGTATCGTTATCTATCTCATCATCAGTAAAGTCAAATGTAGTTGCTGCATATCTAGTGCCAACTGGTGCACTTACTACGATTGATCCAGAAGTACCAAATTTAACGACAGTACCAAATTGAGTGCGGCCTTGTAAATGAGGGCTATTAATTTTTTGTGTTTGCTTATATAAAACTACACCCATCTCACCTAAAGTATCGCTATCTAATATAGTTAACGATAGTTTACTTCCAGCAACTCCAAGAGCAATATCAACCAATGTTATTATTAATTTTCCGTTAGTCGCTGCTGCATATACATTAATAATTGAACTTAAATTGATTGCGTTTGCTGCGGTAGTAGCATCACCAATTGGTAGTGTAACTTGAAACCCATTCAATAAAATTGTTCTAGGTGTAGTTATGTTACAGTTTGCTGTACCAATAATGATACCGTATTTTTCACCACCGTTGGTATATCTATGCACAGCACCTTCGTAGTTTTGTTCAGATAATTCAAACGGTGCTCCAACTAATATTTCATTTGCAAATGTATTAGTATCAACACTTGTACCAAACTGTACACCAATTCTAGGTGTTTCTTCGTTAGTTAATGTCTGAGCTAATGTAAATTCACTACTACCTACATTTATTATATCACCCGCATTTAATGTAGGGGTTAGCCCGCTATAGACATTTAATATTGACCCCACAACTGCATACATATTATCTTCTAATAGAGTTCCGTTAACTGTTAGATACAACGGGGATATTTGACCGGTTGCGGTCATTGTTCCTGTAGAATTAGTTAATGTTAAAGTATCACCGTCTCTAGTCAATGATAGTGTAATAGTTGAACCAGAAATAAGTTTTACATAATATACTATATTAGCAGCTACTCCACCGTAAGGTGTGCCTGTAAATACGATTGGTGTTCCAGTAGCACCGTCAGTTAACCCTGATACACTTCCCAATGTAATTGCATTACTTGATATAGAATTTGCTGTGGTTGATAATGTTGATGGTGTAAACGCTAATTGGAATGTTAATGGAGTATATGCTTGGCTGCTAGTCTGTGCTTCAAAGTTTTGAGATGTTCTTGCAAAAATATATGTGTATCCATAATTCTCAATAGTAGTATCGTAATTTTGGTCGGGTGCGCCAACTACAACAGTGTCACCGTAGTAGTCAGTGACTAGTGAATATCCAAAATTATCTCCCGATACTAGTCCCGCAACAGTTAAAATATTTACGAGTTCATACAATTTGGTTATAGTTGATTGACGATATACATAAACTCTATTACTTTCAATATCAGAAATGTATAGCCATTTCTTATCACCGGACATACTTGTTGAACTACCCCAATTTCCGATAGTATTTGGAGCAACAATAGTTTGAAGTAATGAAACAGTGTCAACTAGTGTATTAGTAATTAGTTGATAGACATAAACATTAGGTGTTATTGTAGGTTCAGATATAACAAACAAATCATCGGCATATGAAATATATGAACCAAATGATACTCCGTGTGCAATAGTTTGTACTACACGATAAGAATCTGTAATATTGTCGTAGGTATAGCGATACACTTCACCTGCTGCACTATCACCTATTAGGTAACCCATTTTAGAAGTATATGCTACTGCACTACCAAATGTTTGACTGTTATTTCTTAAAATCTCTTTGTCATATTGATAGTTTAAAGTCTTACGATAAACAGCCCAGCTACCATCGTTATTGGTATCAACCCATACTTTTAATTTATTAAATTCGTTGTCTAACAAAGGTAAGTTAATTATTTCAGGTGCAGTAGCAACACGCTGACTTTGCATTCTGAAACCAATACCTAAACCAGTTATATTAATTGTGTTAGGATCAAGTGATAAGTTAATAATAACTCTAAAAGGATCTACAACACCGGCTACAATATAATAATTATTGATACTTGCATTAAAATTGGCAATAGCAAAAATTTGATAAGTTTTTAATGTATGTGCTTGACCAAAAGTAATAGTTACCGTGCCATTTAAATTGTTCTGAGCATTAACTATAGAACCCAAGCTAGCAGGGGTATATACTTGCCAGTCAGCCAAATAATTAGCTAACCAAACGTAATCACGCACATAAAATTGACTTATTGGAATTACAGTACCGCTAGAATTTCTAGCAGTTGCCAATCCAGAGTAAAAATAACTAGCCATTTTAACGTCATTGTAATTTACATATCCGGCTGTAGGATACAACGATGACAATTGAGTATTAGATATAGTAGGTAGAATATCTACTGTATTGATTGGTCTACCATAGTTGAACACTGAGTACAATGGCACTTCTTGCTGTACCCCTTCGTTATATACTCCAGCAGTTAGTCCAACTATTGACGGATTACCAGTCAAGTCTGGTTGACTTAATCTGAACTCTATAAAATTATTGTTTAATACTCCGCCAAATTCTCCTGACTTAATAGCCCAGTTTTCATATATGTCGTAGTTAATTCCACCCTGTGGTAGATTAGCACCTTTAAACGCACTTGCTGCATTTAAGGTACCCTTCTCTTTTATCATGTTTTTGTAAACATTGACTTGAGTTATATCTGTTAAATCGGCCAATGCCATGTAGTCTCTTGGACGATATCCAATTAAACTGAAACTTAGTAAGTCTGCATCGTTTTCCAAGTTAGCTTTATCAGTATCATAATATAGTGTGCTTTCGTATGAACGAGTACTGCTGTTAGGTAATAATCCTTTTTGAATTTCGGCATAAGGAGTTTCTTTCCACTCACGCTCATTGAATACTTCTTGTGCTTGAATGATACTTAATGCTGCCCAATATCTATTTTTATACCGAACAATAGCCCCTTTGGTGTATTTTATTTCCTTGACCCACTCTGTTATATTATCTTGGTTTAAGATAAAGCCGGCAGCATCAACAGTACCGTTCCAGTCAGCAGATTTTGCGCCACGTAAATAAACTCTATACTGGCGTAAGCCTGTAACTAAGTTATAAATTATATCGTTGAATAAAGTTACGTTGTTAAAAACAATACCGTGTTCAATGTTACTGATATTAAATTGTCCATAAGAAATACTATCACCCACATTCAACGGTGTTGCTGCAAACGCAGTATTTTGACGTAAGATTAATAAATCCCTAGATTGTATAGGGTATAAATTTTGATTTAGTACAAAATTAGTTTCTCTTAGTGTCAATGGTTGAACAATATGACTATCTTTATCAATACTTAACGTATTGGCTGCTGGATTAATTGTAGCAATACTTCCAACTTCCCAGCCAATTTGCGCCCAATATAAAAATTCGGCAACCATTTGAGGCCAGTTGATTGGGATACCGTTTTCAATTTCTTCAAATTTTACCCCTTGACTTTCTAAATATTTTCCATAACTATTCAAAAAGGTTGCAACTTGTTGCACATTATAAAATTCAGTACCGTAAGGAATCAGTGCAACTTTGTCGTAGAAATCTCTAGCTAATACTGCTGATAAGTTTTCTATTGATACCTTATCAGTATTATTATTAATCTTGGGAACTAGTGTAGTAAAGTACGCATTGGTCTGCGAATTACCATATACTTTAAAGCCGTTTTCTGTAATTTGAATAGCCACCGAACTATAAACAATTCTATCAAACGGTTGATTTTCATATAATAATACCCCGTAACTTTCGTCAGGTATTAATAAAGAACTGTTGTTGCTATTTGCAGAACTCTTTTCAACATAGAATTTCAATAGATTTTTATCACTAAATCCAGCCAAACGATAGACTAAACGAACATCTAAATTATCTAACAATGTAGTAATGTTTGCAGTTGCATCAATACCAACTTGTTTTTCAAAATCAACAATCCAGTTAATGTAACTGGTTGCAGGAGTACCATTTCCGTAAATTGCTACATCAGCGACTACTAAATGACTTCTATCATTTACTAAATATTGATTAAATTCTACGTTGTATTTGTAATTGTCAACATCAACGCCTAAGTTAAAAAACTCTGCTGGTTTAGTCAATGCTAATATACGCATCAAGTCAAATGGCCATGTGCTACTTCTGCGATAGCTGAATTCTGCGGGACCTACATCGCCAACTTTCCAATCACGGTTAAATGTATTTTGATTATAGTTACCCAATATAGAAACAAAAGGTGATACTAAATTACCGGCTGAATCAACTGGTAGTACTTTTAATAATTGAGGGCGAACAAATCTAGGCAATACTATAGGATTACCATTGTTCCAATCTATACCCGCTGCTAAATCTCCCCATAGCACTAAGTTTTCACTAGTGTAGGGTGCTGCACCATATCTAGCAGTCCACCAACTTGGTTGCTTAGTAAATCCTAACATTTCCCAGGGAGTTACATTTGGGGTAGATGTATCATAATAGTATAGATATAATCCTCTAAAATAACCTTGTTCAATTGGTTGTTGATTTATCTTGTTACCACTGTCTCTGTAATTGAAAGTATATTGATTATTTCTATTATATACTTGTCTCTTGTAATCAATGCGGTTTTCACCAACCCAATTTAAAAATGATTCAGAATATATTTGTAAAAATTCATCGTATGAATAACCAGTGTCTCTGAAAAATCCCGGTAACACTTCATATAGTTGTACCGGAATAACGTTACTTAATTTTAAATTATTGTAAACACGAGTCTCGTATTCTAATAAAACTTGATCTCTATAATCATTTAACTGACCGGTTGTTGTGTTATAAGTACCGTATAATTTATTGTATGAGCCATCATGACCTACAATAAAGTATGTTTCTGGAGTATATGCAGTATCAAGTGTAATGCTTGGTATAGTAGCAGGGAACAAACCCAATTTAGTGGGAGTATTTGGTACATAACTACCGTATGTTTGATTATACTCGTTGATTGTAATAATGTCATTGGCTAATAAATCTAAAGTAACAGTCAATGATGGACTGTTAGTACTTACTGTATAATCAATCCCAGTAGTCAATTGTGTTACTGAAGTAACACCGTCGGTTGTTCTTGTTAAGTATACTAATACACCATAATAATTTGATGTAGTAAAATTATATATTCTGCTCAACGGATAGATACTAGTGTCTAATGTGTTAGCAAATGAATACGTATTGGAAATGAACGGTGCCTTTGACGGAACCATGTCGCTCCAGAAAAACGACTGACTATCAGATTTAGATGCTGCTATCTTATCCATTGCCCCGTCAAAAATTTGTGCCGGCGTAACCGCAGTTGCGTATGGTGTTTTATTAACTGTATCAATCAATAAGTTTTTAAAATTTACATACTGTCTGCTGTTGTATAACAACGAATTAAACAAATTGTGATTTTGTTTACGCAAGAAAGTTCCGGGGAGTACCAAGCTGGCACTATTTTGAATAATTCTAGTTCCCCATGGAACCAAGTTACCCAAATCACGATAATTGTTTGAACCAAATACAATACCAGTTGTATTTGGATTGTTGAAGAATATACTTTGATATTGTCCTCGTATGTCACCGACACTTGCTGTAGTGATATCTTCATTCAATGGATTGTTGCTTAAGTTAGTAGGTACTTGATAATAACCAGTTGCGCTAACTTGGTCGCTCAAAACAAGAATTTGAATTACTGTGCTAACTGCATCAATTGTAGGTATTAATACCTTAGTTGAATTTTCAGTTACTGTTACTGTGTATAGAGTTGAATCAAGATATGTATTATTCACATATACTTGTACAGTAGGCCAGTTAGTTGAACTAGAACTAACCGGAGCAACATCACACGTAAACTCATTTACCGGTGATACAATGGTCCAGTCAAAATCAAAAATTTGATATTGTACGCTGGGTGAAACCGCAGTTTGCCAACCCAATTCTCTTACAAAGTCTACTCGTGATTGATAGTTATAGACATATCCGGTGTTTACTTTTTGTGTTATTGGTGTTGTTCCTGTAACATAATTAAACGTTTGAGAATTCAATGTTACGTCAAAACTTATGTCACCCACGTTAGCTACTGCACTATAACGAATGGGGAATCCTAATACAGAATCATTTGCACCAATACCCAAACCATATGAGAATAATGTACTACCAATAAATGATGTACCTACATACACTAATTTGTCGCCAAAACTTATCCCGTTGTGGTCAAATATATCAAATCTAGGTGCTTGATTAATTTGTGTTTTTTGTTGCCCTGCATACCAGTTAACACCATTAAAGTAAAAATCTTTACCCCTGTTATAGTAACCGCGATAGATTGCAGTTTGCTCATCTGGTAAAACTGCTCCATCTTCTGCTTCAGTCAATGTAATTACTGGAATAGAAGATGTGCTAATTGTAGAAAAGCGAGAAACATAAATTTTGTTTCTTACTTCTATGTTTGTATCTGCTGCGAATACAACTCTTGAACCATCAAACAATGAGTAATTGTCTAGGGTAGTATCCGCAGATACTACTGACGCTACTGAGGTTGCAGCAATAATTGATTGGTTATCCCATGATACAGTTATTACAGTATTATATCCAACAGTAGTTACATTGGTTATATAAGTAACTCTAGGCAATACTTCTGTACTATCAGTGATATATTGACCTGCTTCAAACAATCCAAAAACATCAGTACTAGGTATTGTAATAGTAGTGCTATATGGATAGATAGAGGTAGACATTGTACCACTACCATTAACCAATACAAATGCACTACCCTGTTTTGTAGTAGATATTGTTACAGTATTACCTGATATACCAGTAATATAATATTTGGTTCCTGAAACAATATTACCAAAAACACTTCCACCAAATGTTATCGTATCGTTTACAAATAATCCGTTAACGGAACTTAATGCCACTTGATTAACTAATGAATACGTGTTGGTTGCTGTTACTGTAGTTACAGCACCTGTTACAGGGGCAATCACTGCATTATATGCAGTGTATCCAGCAGTATCCGGATAGTAGTTAGCTTGTCCTGCAACTAGACTAAATGCATCTGTTGTTCGTGTATCTATAAAGTCTATTGGATTTTTACCCAAAGCCCCTGCATCAAACATTCTAAGATTTGGATAGAATTCAATGATGGGCCGTTTTGCTTTATTTGCATCTACCGTATATGTAGAAACCAATAATGGATTATTATTGTATGCTGCGCTTGCATTAATAACATCAATATGAAACCAACGATTGCTTCTTGACCAGGCATTTCTATTAATTGCATTTCTGGCAATTGTGATATATTCGGGTGTTATTGGTATATATAGATTGGAATCATAATTACCCACATCGTATGCAGTAGTATCGTATGGTATGTATGCACTTTCTGAAAATTGACCCGGTGAGACTAGTGTTGCAACTGGTATTAACTCAATTGCAGTTCCTACACCTTCAACATAGTATTCAACATTATTGAAACTTGCGGGAAATATATCTCCCTGAAATAAAACTTTTAAACCATTGGTGAATACTACTCCATTAGATGCAGTATAATTAGTTTTTCCTAAAATATCAGTTATAACATTAATTTGATTTGTTTTATTATTTTGAATTAAATTAATAATCCCTACTTTGTTAGGAGAAGTACCGTCTTGGTAATACAGTGTGTCAAGTATAGCACTGTTATAAGGAACTAGAGAAATAAAGCCTGCAGTATTTCTATAAAATCTTCTGTTTATCCATTCAGTTCCAAATGAAGGTATTATGTTTTGATTTGTAGGGATAACTCCTGCAGGGGTTAGCTGAATTATAGGGTTATCAATTTCACCTATTAGAGTAATAGTATAAAAATTAGCATTTACTTCGCTATAAAAACCACCTTCATAGTTATTATAATTTGCAGAAGATCCGGGATAGTCAGTTGCTTCATTATATGCAACGCCACCGTCTTGATCGTACAATGTTTGATCGTAAAACTTTTGAACATACCCGGATTCGTTTTCAACTCCTGTGTTATAAAACATAACGGTTAATCCGTCTAATGCAGTTACTCCGTCAATACCCCCAATAGAATTCACTAAAGCACCGTTAACTTCACTAAAAGGTAAAGTAGATACTACTCCAACTGGATTATTGCCGGGAAAATTATATTCATCTAATGCATTTTTTTTCGGTACTGTAAAAGTTACAACACCTTGTTCAGCACCATTATTTGAAACACCATATACATCACGTGTCTGTACGTTTGGTTGGGTTGGACTTAGTCCGGTTACGCCCGGGGCTCCCTGAATCCAAAACTGAGAGTTTTGATTTACAGCAAAAGTATAAGTACCTCCTCGTAACAGAGTTAATGTAGGATTAGCACTAGGTACAGGTTGTGTCTCTGATGAGATGAGATAGTAATTAGGATTGCTTTGAACAATGTAGTTGGCAGTATTGTATACAATACTTGATGAGACAATTACACGTTCAGGACCCGTTGGCAACCAATAATATTGATTAAAATTAATTATCTTATCTAAATCAGTAAATGAATCCCATGAATAAAATTGGCTAGTAAATAATCTACTATTATTTTCAGTTATACCACCCTCAAGATTTAACCCATCAACTATGCCAGGATAACTAATAAAATCATTAGCAGTTGTTTCGTTTTGTTTTAAGAATACAACACCCGGATCTAATTGATAATCTTTTCTAGTCTTATTAGGTTCAGTTACATAATAATCATTAGCATTTACACCGTATCCAAATCTACTACCTACATAACCCTGAATCTGTTTAGTATTGGGTTGTGCTACCAATTGGTCAAGCGTTGCTGCTAGAAATTGACTATTGGTTGTGGTTTTAAATATTTCTGGTAAAAAATCTAATGTTCTAATTCTTGTTGCCATCTTTATAATCTCTGTGGTTATATACTACTTATGCTATCTGTAATTCAGCGGGTGTAAGTGCTGCAATGACTATAACATCATTGGCTGTGGCAGCATTTACAAATATTTCGTAAGGAGAACATTTTATTTCATATAAGTCACCAAATGCCATTGTGGGGTCGTTTGGTACTAGTACACAAGAACTAACTAGTTCACCAATAGCATTATGAATGTATGCGCTTAATTCACTGAAGTAAAAAGTATCTCCAAAATTCCAATTATTAATATTAAAATAATTATTCATTTGTGTTAGTACAGCACTGCGAATTTCACTATCACTAGCATTGGTGTTAGAGTTCTTAATAACCTTGATTGTTCCTCTAAGAGCAGCAGCAGCCTTAGCACCAAACAATGGTTTAAATATAACGCTGTTTATGATAACACTATCACTAAGCATTTTAAAATCTTGTACTTGACTATACTGTGTAGTTAGTTCACTGATAGTTGGACGCATAGGGATAGGTACTGTGTTTGTACTATCTTGAATATAATTCTGATATTGAGTGTAATAAGCCTGAGTAACTACATACAAGTCAATGATGTTTGTCGTAGCAGGATCAATACGAGTAGTATTGTTACTGTTGTGACGATACTGAAATTGTAATCCTTGACGACCTGGTTTCATTGAATATTGTGGTTGTGCCACTAAAGTATAGTATGGTGTAGTAACTGTAGGATCCTGTACCGTAATATAGAATACATTATATTTTCCTGCTGCGTTTATTTCATTATACGCATAGAACAGTTGACCCAATGGGTAATCATATTTTACAACTTCAATCTGATTGGTAGTTGCATATTGATAAGAAACTGAGGTACTAGCAATCAATTGCTCACGTGTTAGATTAACTGCATCTTGTAATTGCTCAAAGAACGTATAGATACCGACGTTGGTATTACCTGTTATATACCCGGTTACTTCATTGAAGAAATCAGGATTCTTTACGATTGTTCTGTCATTAACGTCAATACTAGCAACTTCAACTTCAAAGTCATCAATGTAGCCGTCACTTTGTACAGTTTGTCCGACTATACTAGCAGTAACAGCTTCACTTAATGGGTAATTAGAACCTGGTTGTGTATTAGTAGTCAATACCTTTACAAAGTCTTGCAATATTACACCAGAGAAAGGATCATATACAAGTTTGCCGGCTTCATACGTGAATCTAGTATCTGCTACACTGCCAAAATAATATGCTAATGAACGATAGGTAACAGTATATCTGTTATACCCAACACTTTCAAAATTTACAAAATAATTAGCATCATTGTATCTTCCCACTGACCAACGCTTTTGAGCAATGGTTAATGAATTATTGAATATGAGCGAGAAATTTTGTTGCAGTTCTAATTTGATTCTAGCTTCTGATATTACAGAGTTAGGTAGCACATTAGAGAACACCGGTATTACTGTAGTTATTATTGCGCCTGCAGGGACATAACCATTTAATGTTATAGGTCCTGTGCCATTAGCAAATTGACCTGTACCATTATTATATCCATCTCCAACAACATTCAATACAGTAGTCCATATGTAAGTTATATCAGATGGACTAGCTATTCCACTAACTAATCTGTTGTTAGTGTCAAAATAATAACCAGCCGGGGCGATAAATTTTATCGTTGCACCTTTTGTTATATATTTTGCATTGTATGTAGAATAAGTGCCTGTTGGCACAGGAGTTTCTGCACCATTAGTAATATTGTAAAAATAACCGGTTAAACTATTAGCATCTACTGTGCTTGTTTTCCAATATAGTGTGCCATCACCTGACGCAGAATCAATCGTGTACCTAGGGTAATTTTGATTATAATATTGAACAGAACGATTATCCGAAAGTATAGCAGCTAATGTATCGGTTAGAAAGGTGATGATATCGGTTGAGGTGTTAATCACTAATAAAGCATTACCGTCAGTATTGTTTAACCAAATACCACCGTCATTTGAAAAACTATTAGTACTGGAATATTTTCCAGTAGGGTCAAGTAAATCTAAATTTTTACTTACACCAATACTACTGCGATTAATTGCTTTACTCTTAATAATAGAACTATACAATGTATAAGGGAAGTTGTTATAATCTTCACCATTAACCATACGATTTTGAGTATAGTAACGACTTGGGGCACGTTGTTTTATATCAGCTAGTGATTCACGTACTTGTGCATTTGTTACTGGAGTTTGCAATCCCAAACCAAGTGTGAGTGTTTCAATGCGACCTACTCTACTTACGTAAGATATTGAAATAGAAATACCTTGCATTTCGTTTGGATCGATTGTGTAAGTTAATGCATTGCCTGCACGTACATATGCTCTGAAGTTGCCTACAGGAATATTACTGAATACACCATCACCAAACACATAACTTACCTGGTCATTAAATCTGCTGTTGACAGAGAATATATTCTTAACACTAGACTCAGTTTGTAAATATGCATCTGCATAAACATTGTCTACTTTTTTCCATATACCAAATGAACCATTAGCTTGACTTATTTGATATAACCAAGTGTCTGTGTTGTTGATACCTTGAATATCAATATCAACAACTTGATTAGCTATTTTTTGTTGCAATGTAAAATCAAAATTCTGTAATGTTCCTTGTTTAAAGTAAAAGAAGAATCCTGTATTTGGGCTGCCGTAACCTAATTTGTCATTACGATATAGCATATTAAATTTATTTGTGGGCGCAGGGGGGATTTCATAAACATAATCTTCTCCCACTGTTGTGACACTGCACAACTCAAAGTTCATGTTTAGTCCACCTATAATAGATGTAAATGGTATTGCAGGCAAACTAGCTGCGGGTATTTGCATGGTGTATTCTTCTGTTTTCACACCAAGAATTTGTGCAGTATTACCCGGAGTTCCTATTCGTTGAGTATTAATCAATGTGGCATTAATAATGGTATTGAACTGATCTAGCCAATTTGAGTTTGCAGGATCATTCCAAAGTACAGGAATATTACTTAAATTAAAACCGTTAAGGTCAGTCAAATTCTGAGTAGTTCTAACGCTAGTTACTTTTAAATAACCCTGCCCTGCTAAGTTTCGCTTAGGAGTATAGCTTACTAAATTAGCTAATTTGATAACGCTGTCTCTACGTTCAGCAGTATCAATAAAGTTTTCACGGGTATTTAAGTCGTTACGAAATGCAAGACCCTGACCCATAAAGGCCATTACGTCTAATAGTGCAATAAATTCTGAACTTTCAATATAGTCATTGTATGTTTCAGGATAATACACACGCAAATAATCAATGAAACTTTTACGTAATGTTTCATAATCATAGCTGCGGAAATCTGCTTCACGGAAAGTTTGGTAAATGGCTTTCCAGTCATTTACTCCAAATAATGCTGATTGTCTAGATGAGGTTGCCATAGTTGTTCTCTTTTAAGTATTTATCATACCTGAGAACACGGTTTTTTAAGGATTACTGCAAAACTGCAATATTAGTAGAACTATTAAAGAATACGTTTAATAATAGTGCTTGATTGAAGGGAGCAACAGCCATCTCTACTTCAAGCAATATTCCAAGTTCTTGCGGGTATGCTCTTATTGAATTTAATATCAATCTAGGGTCTAAATTAGCGATTCTACGTATTTCATTTTCTATTTGAAACTGTACGTCTGCGGTGTTTGGTTCAAATATGAATGACCACAATGTAGTTCCATATTCGGGTTTACCGACTTTTTCACCCTGTCTAATGTTTAATGAATTAACAAAATCTCGTAGTACTAACGGGACATCTACTAGTCTAAATTTATTTCCAAGCTGAACTGGTTGGGTAGTTGAACCCACTCCACCGCTAGTACCTGTAGGTAAATTAGTAGACCTAGGTACATTTGTGTTTATAGTGCTGAATCCGATATATGAGGGCATGACGTATTTATGCTGACACAGTAGTTGAGCTTGGCGGTGGTTTACCGGTAGTTAATGTGTATAGTTTATTTCGTGCAGTTAGTAACTTTTTATCTAATTCGTCTAGATTGTTTTTAGCTGTTGCAACTGCTTGTTCTAGTGTAGATATAGCAGGATCACCCTGTGGTAAATCTTGTTTAGCTGTGCTAAGTGCATATCTCGCATTTGCTACAGCCCTAGATAAATCAAAACGAGAATCAGCTAATGTTGCAATTTCTTTTGAAGTTGCATCATATGTATCAATTTCAGCTTGTGATAGGTCGCGACTGGGATTAGCAACAAGTCCTGAGAAGTTTGGTCTTGGTATCTTTGGATCACCTAATAATGAGTTAATCTGTGAAGTAATTTCACTTCTATCTACAGTATTTGTGGCAACAGTTGGTAACTTTATTGATACCGGGCCAGCTGCACTTAATGCACTAATATTAGATTGCAACTGTGCCGATGCACCAGCTGGTAAGCCAGCTGATACTAGGGCTGTTAAACTTTCTTGTCCACCTGCTATTTTATCTGATAATGCGCTTAGTGAACTTGGTATACTTGGAATAGCTGAACCAGTAAGACTTGCTAGACTTGGTAGTCTACCGGCTGACGCACTTACTAGACTGCTAGCTGCACTTGTTGCTGATGAAATTCCATTAACTGCAGCCGCAGATGCATTTGACGCAACGCCAGATACACCTGCTAGTGAAGGTAACTTATTAACAGCGCCACTAGCAGAATTTACAAGTGAAGAAACAGCTCCGGCTCCTCCGGGTAGTGCATTTACTCCACTAGCAATTGAATTGGTAATTGATGATGGAGAGATTACTATAGCCCCTGCAGTGGTTGCCGGTGTACCTGCCGCAACGCCAACAGAAGATGCTATTGCAGCAGCACCCGATGCAACACCGGCTGTTGCCGCCGTAACACTTGCTGCTGCATCTGCTATGATTGGTGTTGCGGCTGCTGCCTCAGTCTTGGCTTGAGCTTCTGCATTGCTTTTGGCAATCGCTTTTAAATCTTGAGGAACACCGGGTTTAAATGCTTTAAATGACGCTGTAATTGCTGAGAATGCTGAACCAGCAATTCCTTTTGCAGCATCAATTACTCCGCTCAAGCCTTCGCTTGCTGATTTGCTTAGCCCACTCAGTGACAACGCTATTGAACTTAATCCACCCGTTGCGTTTGTTGCTAAATTAGCAGCAGATTTTCCGCCGGCAATTGCATTAGATACTGCACTTGGTACTCCACCTGCTGCTGCTGCCGCTAATGTACTAGTAACACCCGTAATATTATTAGTAGATGCTGCGTTCTTCACAAAGTCTGTTGTAGAACTTAGGCCCACTTGTGAAACAGAATTTACTAAACCAGCAACTACTGCAGGTGATTCATTACCAGTAATAAGTCCTGATTGTTGTAATGAAGTTTGTGCTTGTTGGAAGTTTTGAACCTGTGCTGACACTTGAGCAGGTATGTTTTGAGTAAAAGCTGCAAGTGTTTCTGCACCGGGTTTCCCTGTAAACAAATTATCAGTCATTGCAGCTTTTACAGTTGAACCTGATTGTACTAACCCAGTAACTAGTGCGGCTGAACCGGTTTTTAGTACGCCGGCAGTTTCCATTTGTTGTGGTGTCATTGCTAATTTACCTACCGCTGCGTTTACTTGCCCAGTTGCATCAGTAATAACTCCCGATCCACTTGTAACCACCTCTGGATTTGCAGCCGCTGCTTGAGTGGCTACTCCACTGACCATAGAACCAGTTACGTTTTTGTCTAATGCTTTACTTGTAGCTTCAGTAACAGGTACCGTTGATGCGTTTGCTGTACTAGTAGGGTTAGTTGGTGTAGCTGGCGTACTGTTATTTGTAGCAGCAACAGCCGGTGGAGGAGGTGTTGGCAATTCTGAACTTGCATTGTTGCTAACTTTGACATCAACTCCTTGGTTGGCATTTGCCCAAGGTGCATGAGCCGGTGCTCGGCTCACAATAGATAATAATTTGCCTGGTGCTGCTGCATATCCCTTCACTGGATCTGACAATGTATCGGCGTGTGCTACAAGAGGTATCAATGGAGTGAATGCTGGTGTGACTGATGTAGACCCAGTATTAAGATTTACTTTTTTACCATTAATATACATGATGCCCTCGCTAGCGTAAGAACCTTCGCCAGCTGCTGCCATACTCATGGCACCGGTAACTTTAACAGTATATTTACCTATTGTGTATCCACTAAAATTTCCGCCTGCTCTCCAAGCTATATTATTTTCAGCATTTATGTTTATGTTATCTGCTGCAATGTTTAAATCTTTTTTAGCATTTATATTAATATTATTATCAGCATGTAAGTTCAAATCACCCTGAGTTCTAATGTTAACACTGTTGGTTGAGTACATATCAATAGTACCCTCTTTACCCAACTCTATCCAACTTTGTCCATTACTATGAATTATATGCAGACACTGACCATCATCACTCATCAGTATTTGATGACCCAATGCAGTTCTAAGTCGTATCAACTGATCTTTACCCAATACAGTGCCGTCATCCATTACGATGCTGTGTCCACCTCTACGAGCAATAACAGCTAGTGTTTCTTTTTCTCCCTTAATACCCTTTGATATAATATCATCATCATTATATCCACCTTGAAAAATAGGTCTTCCTGGAGTACTAACTCCCCAACCAACACGTGATGGACTTTCACGTAATGCGCTACTTGATACTGGTCCTCTAATAGGATCTCTAATCAACCCTTGCTGAGTATAAATGCTTGCAGAAAAACTATGTACAGGTTTAGCTTTATTTAAAAAATCTGCACTATTGGTAATTGCCGGATTATTTGTGTTTAAATTAGTTGTGGGTAGTTTAGTAGAGCCACCTAAACTTTTTGCTTCACCCTCATTCAGTGTAACATTTTCTGATGATCCTATTGCAGGGACCATTTGTAACACTTCTGGTTTGGGAACTCCGCCTATGTAATAACCATAACTCATATCACCGTTGATGAATATACAAATTACTATGCTACCTATGTCAGGTGGACTATACCACATACCGTAAGAACTCGGATTTTCTGTATAACTTCCATAAGTATCTTTACCTCCGCTAGCCTCAGTGTTGCCAAAAAACGGAACCATCATGCCCACTGTAGTCCAACTGGAACTATCATCTGGGTCAGGTGCACCAAAGTCTGAAATATAAACTTGTAATCTACCTGAACGAACAGCGTCAATGTTATTCTTTACTACCCCCAGTACCGGTACTGAACGTATTACGCCGCCGCCGGCATCGGGTTTACTTTCTTTGGTTGCACCAATTGGTTTAAAATAATTTTGTGGCATGATTAATAAATTCCCCCAGTAGAATTGTATCCACCGTCATCATCTTGTACTCTACCAGTTTTAGTAGGTACAGTTTTCGTTTGATTTTGAGAATATTTTAAGTTGGGAGAATTAAAAGCAACTACTCCATCAATTGTATCCTCCGGAGCAGTATAAGGAGTATTTTGAGTAAAGCCAGTTTCAGCCTTTGCCAAAAGGGAGTTTGCAGCCTTTAATCTATTTATTTCAGCTTGACTTTGAAATTGATCTGCAACCAATCCAGTTGGACTAGCAGTTGGACTAGCAGCTGGTCTACCGGCATCAGTCTTAGTTTCATCAGTTTTTGACAAATCACTTTGAGTCAAATCTAACTCTTGTTCAAATTTTCCACCTTGAAATGTGCTACGTGCAACTTTAACCAGATAGCTTATACCGCCTCCTCGCTTGGCTATTTGTGCCTGTATATCATCGGAGTATTTATAAAATAATATTGAATCATTAATACTCATCAAACCGGTAGAGTTTTTATAATCTTGTGGTTCTTTGAAATTGATTTCTATAAAAACCTGTCCTCCGTTTGGATTTACTGTATACCCGTCAGGTCCATAAAATCTATTATATACCTCTCGTACACTGCTTGCTGAAGTAGTCATTAGAAAATCAGGATCTCCTAAAATTTTTATTTTACCTTCGGCATATGCACCGGGCTCAAACAGACTAGTCAAATATGAGTTTTGTGATTGTTTTCCATCACCTTGTGCACCTGTTTTGGATTGATTTTGTTCTTTATTAGCCTTAGTAGGTATTTGTTGGCTTCCAACATGTGATTGTTCATTTATAGAAGGAGATATTGCAACGTTAAAGTATGCTTGGTCAAAAGTTAGTTGAAAACTCAACACCTCACTATTTTTTCCAGTAAATGTGTATTCATATCGCTTGAACGGTCCATAGTATGGAGGAGTTTTTTTAATGTAAGGACTAGTGACTACTGGTGTTGAGTAGGGTTGAAAGACATAATTGATTTCATATGCAAAATCACTTTGTTTTTCATCCCAACCTAAATTTGTTATTTCGGGTGTTACATTATACCAAGATATATTATTCTTTCCTGCAGTAGGTACCTCACCTTCAGATTCGTCATTTGATTTATAAATTACAGTCAACGCATTTTCTAAAAAAGCACTTTGTGTTATAACTTGCTGTATAGCTTGCAATATTGGAGTACCGCGCATAATAGTAATTTGTCTTTCATTTGGCACGGGTTTGGCAGATTCTTCTGTTATTATATTTGATTCTGCTGTATTTGCAGCATTATTCATTTTCCATTTTAATTTATCTAAATCAGCCTCGCTAACAATACTAGCTTGTCCTATCGTTTGATCAGTGTCTCCTAAGTAAGTAACTTTATACCTATTGGGTTTTTGAATCTTACCTTCATTAAATAACTTTATTTGGTCGTTATTGAGTTTGGTAAACATACCTATTTTACCATCAGAGTTGCCCATAAATGCATCATCAACTGTGCCACCTATCATGGTTACACCGTTATCTAATATACCATTTTTAGTACCAAGTACTTCGCTTATTATTGGGGGGACGGCTGTACAATGATAAACCACGGCTTTCCCATCTAGTTTAAATTTAAGATCTTGTATTTTAATATCATAGAACCGTTGATAAACTCCATTAGCATTACCAGCTGGATCACCGTTATATCCTATTTCATCCTTAGAACTTATTAAGTTGCCATCTTTGTCGTATCCTTGAAATCTGATACCTAATATAAAAAATTGTCTTTGTGGATTTTCTACTTTGTTTGAGTTTGAAGGAGTTGTATTTGATCCGGCTGTTGGCGCGGGTGTTCCTTGGCTAGCTAATAAATCATCCCGTGCATTTTGACCGGTAACCGGCGTTCCTTGGCTAGCTAATAAATCATCCCGTGCATTTTGACCGGTGGCTGAAGAAACCGAGCTAGCTGAAGAAGTCGGACTAGCCGAAGCTGTTGAACCAGCATTAAGAGCATCTAATGCTTTTTTTAAATTTGATAAAAAAGAGAATCCATATGGTTCAATAATATCAAAAGTTATTTCTTCAATGCCAGTTGATGTTTGAGTTGTTTTACCACTGATATTTGAGAGAATTTTTAAATTATCTATATAATAATCTAACTCAAAACCAGAGGCACGTTTAGAAGTAGAATTATTAATACCACCACTTTGTGCAACCAAAAAAACGCCTTTATTTGGATCAGCGGGTGTTTGAAAAGATGTAATATCTTTTCTACCTGATAATATAAAGTCATTATAAGCAGTAGGTGTTATCATGTATAATGATATTTGATACGTATAATTGCTAAAGTTTCCTAGGGGATTTTGTAGTCGCTTGCCGGGTGCAGAGTTGGAAGTAGGACCGGGGCGGGCAGCGGCTGTGGTTGGAGTTGCTAGCGCCTCTATTCTAGCTTGACCAAGCTGCGACGGGTCAAGAAATTGATTTGGTGGATTTTGTTTATCATCATTCGCCCCGCCGGAAGCTATATATACTTCATCGTGAATTGCCATTTAAATTCCCAATACTTGTTTTAATGCATCTAACTTGGGCAAGTAGATACCAACGCCTTCAATGAAATCAAAATATGGATCTTTTAATCTATTTGGATTTCTACTTGCAAAAACCCACCACAATCTACTATCACTATATAAATCATATGCCAATGTGTCAGGTCTAAATGCATATACTGAAGTTATTTGCCAGTATATATCAGAGGGTTCAAGTGGTATTTGTCTATTGATCATAACGTCTAAAAAGGTGTTATTGACTATTCCAGTATTATAATAGGGGCTACTTGCTGGATATAAATTATTAGCTGCCATTACCAAATTCCTCCACCGGCACGTTGAGTGCCTCTTAATAATGCACCAGTGGCATATTCTTTTAAACTAAACTTATTACTAATGTCATTTCGGGTAACAATCGGTGCTGCTGTTAATGTTATACTTATTT